TCATGATTTTCCAGCCTCTTTCCTGAGTGGGACAGTGAAATCCTCTACCAGTGGGACAATATCTGTTGCCCCGGCGTTCTGCGCGGTAGTCGGAAGTATGAGGTGCATAGCCGATCCTGCCAGGCGCTTTTGCTCCGCTGCCTTGGTGTAAACCTCGGCCTGCTGGAGCGTCGTCCATCCGAAGATAGACATGAGCTGGTGCGCCGTGGCGCCGTTCTCGGCCGCGATGGTCGCGGCGGCCTTCCTGAGCCCGTGAGCCGAGCAGTGCTTGAGGCCGGCTTCATCGCACCACCCCCGGAAGCGCATGCCGAAGCCGGCCGCGGTGAAGGGCTTGCCATAGGCCGTTTCGAGATAGGAGAGACCCCCAGACGGATAGGCGTCAATGAAGCGGTCGAGGATCGGCAGGACCGGGATCGTGAGCCGGACAGGATTCCGCCTCTCGTTCTTCTTTTGGGTGAATGTCAGAAAATCGCCTTCGCGGTGCTGTCTGCCGAGCCGTGGCGCGTCGCTGCGCCGGCAGCCGGTGAACATCACAAGCGCCATGGCGAGCGCTGGCTTCGTGCCCATCGGGTGACGGCGCAGATATTGCGCCACCTCGGGCACTGTCCACGTATGCCAGCCGCCTTTCGGCGTCTTCATCTTATGGACTTCGACCATCACATTGCGGTCAACATGGCCGGCGGTGAGCGCCCACTTAAACAGGCCCTTCAGGGCCTTGATGAGATTGTTTGCGGCGTGGGGCGTCTTGGTGAGATCGTCGCGCATGCCGACGACATGCTTGCGCTCCATGAGCCGGTAGCGCTTGTGGCCGTGCTTTGCGCAAACCTGCTCCAGCTTCGCTTGCCGGCGGCGCTGCGTGACGGGATCGAGCAGGCGCCATTCCTGCGATAGATAGTAGCGATCAGCGAGCCAGCGGATAGATTCCTTCGGGGCCTTCGCGTTCGTCGCTGGCAATGACTTTTCCGCCATCGCCTTGGCGGCATCATATGCCGCGTCGAATTCGGGAGCATGGATATCAGGCAGCCGGATCTTCTTCATCCCCGCCCGGCGATAGTAATAGCGGCTATTGCCGTACCGATCTTTGTCATCGGTGACGTGCTTGTATTCCTTCTCGATCTTAACCATGGCGGACCCCGTCATGCCGCCACCTCGTCCCATTCGTTGACGGCCTCCTTATCAGGGAGGGCATCAAAGGCGCTGTCAAGTCGGTGCCGGTCCCAGACCCGGCGCGCGTCGATAATCTTGGGCTGTGGCATCCGGCCATCAGCCACCATCTGGTCAAACTTCGATGCGCCCACGCCGATGTATTCGGCGGCTTCTTCGCGGCTCAGCCCACGCGGAAGGAGCGTATGGGGCGCATCACGCTTCATCCGCTCCTCCGCGATCCAAACCCGCGCTGGCGGCCCCAGGCTGGCGACGGCTTCCGCAAGCCGGCAATACGACTGGCAATCCGGTCTGCCTTGGCGCAGGCGGTCTTAAACTTCGACGTCTCCGCCTGATGGCAGCACTTCTTGCCGATCACCCGGCAATTCTCGAAAGAATTGTCGCCATCGGATTCCGCCTCCTTGTGGTGATGATACTCGGGCGGGTTCGAAGCGCTGAACGGGCCGCCGCAATATTCACAGCGAGGCTCGCCAGCATCGTTCTTGCAATGCTCGTGGCGGGCCTTCTTCGTAGCTTGTGAGAACTCCCGTCTCATGCCGCCTTGCGCTCCCTGGCGAGGAAGGTGAGCGGATCGAAGCCGAATTTCTCCGTCAGCGCCTTCGTGGCCTGATCAAAGAACACCTTGAATGCGGCCTGATCCATCGCGGCAAAGGCGATGCTGTCGGCCATGATGATTTCTTCGCCGTCGAAGCGGCGGAACGTGGTCACGTAGCCGAGGTGCATCTTGATGGCTTCGTTCAGCTTCTCGACTGTGGGATAGGCTTCGGTCGCACCATTCACATAGGCGAGCATGGCGAAATAGGTCCGATGCAGGGGCAGGGAGCGGCGCTGTTTGACCGTGATCTCCAGTTCGGCGCCAGTTGGATACCGGTCCAGCAATTCGGCCTCGAAAGCTGAGACCGGCGACAAGCCAGCTTTCGTCTTCGTCACGATGATCGGCGCGCGATCGATATCCCGCTTTGCCATGGTCATTCGTCCTTCAGGAGGGCAATGAGGCGGTTGTAATCGGACATGCCAATGCCGCCATGTTCGCGCGCTGGCTCGATCTCTGTTTCAAAAATTTCATCCTGCGTCGCGCGGCTCTCCGCATTGAGCAGCCGCGTCACCCAGGCCTCCACGCCTTCAGCAGCGGGTGGGTTCTCGTCAATCTGGTCCAACTCGCCCAATGCTTCGCGCGCTGCCAGCGCAAGGGGCGTCGTAGGCGAGGGCGCAACCAGCGCTGTCGTGACCGGCTTCACGCTCTCCATGCGCTCATATTCGTCCTCATCCATGATGCCGGACAGGCCGAAGGCATAACGGGCGCACTGGATTGTCGCCTTGTGGCGGAGCATCCGCGCCGGCCACTTCTTCCAGGGGTCGCTGTCGTCGCGGCGGCACTCTGCCATATACTCAGTAACCTCTGTCGGGTGCGAGCGGCCCTTGCGGAATATCTTGCAGGTGACCGCCAACAGCTTGCCGTCGGCGTCCAGCACGTCCTTGAACTCCATGCCGTCAAAATCGGCATGAGAGTTGATGATGTTCAGCCAGCCGTCTATGCCGACAATCGGCTGAAGGCCACCGCCGCGCGTCGGAAAGGCATAAATCTCTTTCAGCACGGGATTGAGGTTGTATTGCCGCGCCACCATCAAGAAGGCGCTGAAGTGTTCCCAAGTCGCACCCTTGGGCATGATAGAGCGAAGCGTGACTTCGAAGGCGTTTGCCTCCATGCCGTAGCGCTGGGCCAGGGTCGGAATGATGGACTGGCGAAGGCCGGATTCGATAGTGATCACGTTATTCATGCGGCATTCCTTTTCAGGCTGTATTGTTCGATGCCAGAGGGCCAGGGCTGGCTGCTCTCCGCGACGGCGCGGTAGACATCCTCGGGGATGGGATGCTGAGCGCACCAAGACCAGACATCGGCAGCGTCGATGATGGAGGGCTTGTTGATGACGACCTTGCTCTGAAGCGCGACCATGCGTCCGCCGCCGTCAGCAAAGATCGCAACGGGCGCCCACGGCGCGCCGCGACCAGAGAACAGCTTGCGCCGGTAGAAGCCGGCGTGAGGCTCGCCTTCGTGGATCTGACCGAATGAGCCCGCCAGCGCGTCACGCCACCATGCGTAGTCGTCAGTCATCTCGGTCCTGCCTCAGCGTGATTAGTGTTGTCGATGACGAGGGATATGGGCTTGTTCGGAATGATCTGCATGCCGAGCGCTGCAGCGGCCTGCTCAAGCTGAAAAACAAGCTGTTGCCGATGGCGATCAACCGGGATTTCCGGTGCATAGCCTCTCATGCCCTCGATCATTGCGGCGATTTCGAAAGCCTGCCGAAGTGAAGGCCGTGCCCTGTCAATCTGCCTCACGCTCGGAAGATGATCGGTCATGACGGATCACCTCCAGCCCCACAATATCCAGTCGGCTCTACTGGACCGGTCGTGCCGTAGTTCTTCCAGCGCCAGAGCATGCAGGCGCGGCCACGGCAATTCCACGGGCCTCCTTCGCGGATCTGAGGTATCTCGGCAATCGAGAAGGTGAACGGGCATATCAGCTTGCTCGCTTCTTCCTCAGTCACAGGTCTTGTGCGAAGGTCCATGGAGGTCACTCCTTGGGTTCGGTGGGAGCGGCACGCGGCTGCTTCGTCAATTCAGCATGGCGCTCGCGATCCGCGTCCGACCATTTGTCCTTCATGGTAAGCACGGCCAATTCACGCTCAGCGGGGCTCGCTTCCGCCCACGCTTTCGCATAAGCTTCGATGTAGAGCGCGTTACGGCGGCGGCGCTTCTCGGCTTCGCTGAAAATCATGTCGCTATCTCCGGAGTCCAGGGCTTCGCGGCCTGCGTTTGTCAGAGGCATCTAACGGCCCTCGGCCTTGGCCCTAACGGCCATCAAGCGGACAAAGACCTCATGTGCCTCATGATTTTCCCACTCGCCATTGTCCGTGTCGTAGAAATGGCCGGCGAGGAAGTCCGTCGCCTGTTCGATGGCCGTAGCCATATCAGGAGCCGCCGCGATCAGATGGGCGTCCGCCCACTTGTCGCCGAACGGGTACGGCTCCCCCGCCTTGATCGGGCGGTTGCAGAAAACGGCGGGATCGCTGGTGTTGTTGCCGACAGTACAAATCCAGGCGTTGCCTTCGTTCACGGCCCACGGTCCGGGAGTGCGCTTGCTTTCGGGAGACGTCGTCATTGTCAGGACTCCGACGACGAGAAGCGCGGGGAGAAGAAATCCATCAGCTTGCCGGTATCGCGGTTGAGATGGCGCTCAATGCCAAAGACGTCATGAGCAAAGTTGAAGTCATCGGCCGCCAACAGCGCGTCGAGGCGGAGCGGGTTGCCATTGGCATGGCACGCCGCGATGTCCATATGAAAGTCCGTCAGACTGCGTTCGTTTTCGCGATCCATGTGCAGGGCCATTTCCCGAGCACGGACGGCGATCTTCTTGATCAGGTTGAAGTCGGCCTTTGAGGTTCTAAAGCTCGGGGCGGCGTCGACAGTCATTCTCATCTCCTATCAAGCGGCGGCGTTGACTTCGGCGAGCTTCTTCATGTCGGCAAGCGCTTCGGCGTTGCTGTCATAAAACCGACCCGGATTGATGGGGTGACCGCTCTCGCGATAGATGAGTTGGGCAGCGAGGGCCGTGTTGTGGAACCGTTCCAGCGCATATCCGGCCTCGCCAGCGAGGTGGACAACCCAGCCAGCGCGGCAATGCGTCGTGCCGCAGGTATGCCATCTACCCATGTCGAGCGCGCCCGGCAGAGATACGGCCTCAAACACTCGGGCGTGAATGTCTTTGATTTTCGGAATCGGCGGCTGACCGGACGCCACATCCGATGACGGATCGCCCTTCAGGTTCTTTTTGTTGTAGAGATAGGCGACATTCGAGCAGTCCGAGCAGTCCGAGCAGTCCGAGCAGCGCGAGCAGTCCGAGCAGCCCGAGCAGTCCGAGCAGTCCGAGCAGTCCGAGCAGCCCGAGCAGCCCGAGCAGTCCGAGCAGTCCGAGCAGCGCGAGCAGCCCGAGCAGCCCGAGCAGTCCGAGCAGCGCGAGCAGCCCGAGCAGCCCGAGCAGTCCGAGCAGCGCGAGCAGCCCGAGCAGCCCGAGCAGTCCGAGCAGTTAATGCAATCGCGGCAATTTTTCAGGCTGTCGAGCGCGCGCTGGGCCGCCTCCTTCGAGCCGAAGTATTCAACGGAGCACTTATTGCCGTTGTTGTCGGTGAGCCAAGTGAATGACATGGGTTTTCTCCGGTGAGATGTTGCGTTCAAGCGGCGAGGGGATTGGAGGCGGCGGGGGTCACGAGGACAGGGCGCGCCTCGCGGTAGTAGGCGATCTCCTTGCGCACGAAAGCGAGCTGCAAGCGGTAGTCCTTCGCCGCCCGCATGCACATCACCTCGCTGCGGCGATCCATGGCGGTACGGAAGGCGATGGCGCCTGCGCGGTTGTCGAAGATGCGAGAGAGCAGACGGAAGCGCTTCATCTGCGCAACGTCGAGATGGTGGAGGCGAAGCTCATCGCACTCGGCATAGGTGCCCCGAGTGATTTGAGCGCCACGGTCGTTGCAGATGATGTAGCGGGCGGGGGCTTCGAGGGCTTCGAGACCAGCGGGGGTGAAGGGCATCACATGTTCCCCGCGAGCTTGTTTGAACGATCAAGCCAGTACTGGCCCTTGGCGTAGAGCTTCTCGGCTTTCGTGTGGTTGCCGCGCTCAGCGGCTTCATTCGCGTCTGCCAAGTACCGGTTACCCCTGTCCTCGGCGTCCACGAGCTTTTCGTGGAGGGTCTTCGGCTTTGCTGCGGTCTGCATCGGTTGGCTCCATCGCGTTTGATGGAGCAGACTATACACGAAGCGCGTACAGATGCAAGCGCGAACGCGTATAGTGTAGAAAAATATTTGTGGGCGCCCAAAAGAAGATTCTTGATTCGTTCTTACGCCTGAGTCAGGCTGATGACTCTAGGTCAGTGAGTGCGGAGGGGAGCGTGATGACGGCTTATTTCGTTCAGCCCTATGAAAAGACTGAGTATGGCGAGCTTACTTGCCGGGACCGCTTGCGGGCGAGGGACGAGATTCACGCTCGAAGCATGGCGCGCCTGGTCAACAGCGCGGGGGCGGTGGCCTATTGCCGGACGCCGGACGGGCGGGTGGTGATTCTACTTGCTGTCGGCGTCGTGCCGGCCGGTGCGCGTGCCTAGCGCATCTTCTTCCCGACGACGCGATGACAGTGCGGCCACTCGGCGAAGGGCACGTTCCATTCCTTCGGCTCATTGTATTGCCGAATGCGCCAGCGCTCAGGAGTGAAGCTCACCAGCCGCTTTATGATCGCTTCGGCGGAACCGTGAGGAGGTGTGTGATAGAGGACGACGAATGTGTCGGCCTGCGGCGGAAGGTGGGGATTTATCCAGGCGACGTCGCCAGCCTCGAACGCAGGCACCATGGATTCTCCGACCACCAATATGCCATAGCCGCCCCGAACGGTGCTGATCTCCGGCGGGGGCGAGACCCGCTGGATTTCCTCGAAATGCACAATGATATGGCCTTCTCCACCCATAGCTGCCGCATAGATCGGGACTGTTGAGGCGGTGGCGCGAGCCGCCGCGTCAAAGAAGGGAGGGTCTTCGGCAAAGAAGCCCGCTTGAGGGAATATCTCCTCCACGACCGGCACGGCCATCGCCATGATCTCGCGTCGCTGGATCGGTGGATCGCCAGACCCGACCACCTTCAGAAGTTTCTGCACAAGATCCACAGGCAAGTGGGTGCGCTCGACTGATGCGTCTTCGTAGCGCTGAAGCGAGGAGCCGCCGGGCAGGCCTATGTGCTTGGCAAATTTGTCCATTCCCATGCCCGTCCGGTTGCGGATGTTCCGCAATCGAGTGGCGATATTGGGCGCCGGTGTCTTCGCGTTCATGGGGGCTTTGCCTGGGGTGTGAGTGCACCCAATCCCCTATCACGCATACGCGAACGCGATCCGCGCTTGATTTTATACACGCAGTGTGTATAATCGCGTTTGCCATGAGCAGAAAGCAGCCAAAACATCCCAGAAATTCGGCCGAACGCGTGGTTCTCAAATTCGGGGGCTTTCGTGAGATGGCGCGCATCCTCGGGCACAAGCATCCGACCACGGTTCACGGCTGGATCAGGCGAGGCGTGATCCCGCCTCGCCAGCACGAAACGATCTGGCAGGCCGCTCAGGCTCACAAGGTCAAGCTCCGCAAGTCGGACTTCTTTTCGCAGGTGGCGGCATGAGGAGGAACGAAGCCGGCGTTCAGCAGGCATTTAATCTCGCTCCCAAGAGCCTCCGCAAGCTCGCCGGCAATCCGGGCTGGATTGATCAGGACATCGTCACCATTCGGAAGATGAATGCTTCTGGTGCCACCTTGATCGAGATCGGGAAGGCGCTCGGCTGGACCGCCCAAAAGGTCAGGTATCGGATGAAGCGCGACGGCATACCTTTCTGTGGTCGACACGACTGTGGCGATAAACGGGCCGAGCGGACTTCCCTGGGTCACCGCAAGCACGGTCGCGGCCTTTGGCATGACAGGGCAATCGAGTTGAAGGCGGCGGGCCTGAAGACTGGGCAGATCGCGGCCATTCTCGGTTTCCCGCCGGACAAGATCAGCAAGTTCTTCTCGAAGCGTCGTATCGCCGACCTATACCCCCGCGAGCGGAGGTCAGCGTGACGACACTCGCCCAATACAGCGCTGCGCGCGCCGCATTGGCGGAAGCCTCCCGTGTCGAGCAGGTCATGCATGTCCGCGACGAGGTCGAGCACCTGAAGCTCTATGCCCGCCAGATCAAGGACCGCTCCTTGATGGCGGATGCGCTGGAGCTTCAGCTTCGTTGCGAGCGCCGCCTTGGCGAGCTGCTCGTTGCGGCCAAGGAGCTTGGGCAGATCGCCGAAGGCCGGCGCCGAAAAAACTCTGACAGCGATGCAGAGTTTCCGCGCGTCGTTCTTACCGAGGTCGGTATCGACCATCGCCTTTCCTCGAAAGCCCAGAAAGCCGCCAGCCTGTCGCAACAAGCCTTCGACTCCATGGTCGAGCAGGCCCGCAATAGGCTGGTCAGCGGCGCGGCCATCATCGTGGATATGGCAAAGGCCGAAGACAAAAAGGGTCGCCGCGATGAGAAGGAGGCCGCCCTTGCCGAGCGCATTCGCGCTGCCTCTGCCAATGTCGGCAACGGCAAGCTCTATGGCCTGATCCTCGCTGATCCGGCTTGGCGCTTCGAGCCTTACAGCCGCGAAACCGGCATGGATCGCGCGCCCGAGAACCACTATCCCACGATGACGCTCGACAAGATCGAAGCGCTTCAGATCCCGGCCGCTGATGACTGTGTCCTGTTCCTGTGGGCCACGGTGCCGATGCTGCCTGAAGCGCTGGCGGTCATGGGCGCATGGGGCTTCACCTACAAATCTCAGATCGTCTGGGTGAAAGATCGCATCGGCACCGGCTATTGGGCCCGGAACAAGCATGAGCTTTTGCTGATCGGAACGAAGGGCAGCATTCCCGCGCCAGTGCCGGGCACCCAGCCGGAAAGCGCCATTCTCGCCCCGGTCGGCCGTCACAGCGAGAAGCCCGAAGTTTTCCATGAGCTGATCGAGCGTCTTTTCCCGAACATTCCGAAACTGGAAATGTTTTCGCGGCGCGCTCGTCCCGGCTGGGATTCATGGGGCGCGGAGGCCGACCTTCCTCCCCATGACGAAGACGGCGTGATCATAGACGATGTTCCGGCGATTGGGCCGGCAACGGCGCCCGCTCCCGGCGCAGGCGGCATGTCCGCCAAGGGCGATGATATTTCACTCGCAGACCTTCGTGACATGCTCGATTACTCTCCTGAGACGGGTGAATTCCGGTGGAAGGTTGCAAAAGGGCGAATGCAGCCCGGCGACACGACGGGCAGCGACAACGGTAACGGCTATCTGATCATATGGATCGACGGTCAGCGCTACAGGGCTCATCGCCTCGCATGGCTCTACCACTACGGCCAATGGCCGGTCGCCGATATTGATCACGTCAACGGCGACCCAACTGACAATCGGATCGAGAATTTGCGTGAATGCACCGACCGCGAAAACTCGCGCAATCGTGGTCCATGGAAGCGGAATCAATCTGGCCTGAAGGGCGTTCATGCCCAGAACGGCAAGTGGCGCGCGCAAATAACCGCTGACGGCGAGAAGATCGACCTTGGCACCTTCTCCTCCAGGGAGGAAGCCCACGCGGCCTATCGCGAAGCGGCGCGCAAGTATCATGGCGATTTTGCTCGAACAGCTGCATCGCCCATCAAATCCAACGCGAAAGCAACCGAAGTCGAACCCGGAAACGCTGGGGGCGCGGCCCCCGTAAGACACAACAACGACTGGGCTGGTGTTGCGAGTAGGCTTGCCGGTGGGCGGACACCGGACAGCGAGGAGGGCGGTTCATGCGCTCTGGGCGCGTCGCCTTCCTCGCAGGTTTTAGATGAGCCATCCGGGGCCGATCCCGGAAGCGCCGTGGAATGCGGCGCACAAGATTCCGAGGTCGCCGCTGTTGCTCCCGCTTCAGCGGCGATAGCGCCGGTTGAGCAGTCGCCCCCGTTCGACAACGCTCCCGGCGCTCCCCATTCCGGTGAGATGCCGGACATTCCCGCAATTTTTGATCGCAGGGAGAAGGCCGCATGATGCCCGCATTCGTCACCGGCGCTGCTGTCGTCGCCTCGATCATTGGCACGCTGGTGCTCGCCGCCGGTTTTGTATGGGCGCTTGGCCTCTTTGCATCTCGCCGCCGCCGCGACCATTACGATGACCTTGATCGGATGTTCAAATGAATTGCCCCGCCGCACATATACGCATGCAGCGGGGCCCTGACGCGCTGGATGAAGTGAGGCTGTCAGCGCGCCTCCAGCCGCCGCACGATGCGGTCGGCAATCGATCCTACTTGCTCAAATCCGTTTCCTCCCCCGGCGCGGGCCTTTGCAGTTGTCTCCTGCGCCGCAACTTGGCGGGGCTTCGGCCCTCGCCATCTTTTCTTCGTCTGAAAATCGATGATCTTCGCCATCTGTCGGTAGCTCCTATCGTCATCTCGTCACTTCTTGGTCGTTGTGACTGTGACACAGGAGCTTTCCAGAAAGATGGAAAAATCTTCCAGACCACCGGGGCGTAAGATGTTTGTTGGCGTTACCCATATCGAAATGCTTGAGGAATTGGGCGGCGATCGAAAGGCTGAAGCCAGAGATTGGCACCTTCGTTGCCTGTTGAACTGGCACGACAAAGCCAAGTCAGCCATCCGCCATATCCTCAGCGGCGAACAGAAACTGAGCGGCCAAGACGAACGCGACATTGAGGCCGCTTACATCACCTATCACGCGGATGAGATCGAGGCGAACCGTGAAGAAGACCGCAAGCACTATGCCGCCCTCCGGGATGTCATCGCTGTTCTTGAGACGGCTGATCCTGAGATTCATCGCAAGGCCATTGAGGCGGTACGGGATGTGGCGGGTCGTCTCGGGAGCATGGCTAGTCAAGGCCGGGCTGAAGATTGAGACGGAGCCGCACATGCTTTCCGCCCTTTATTTCTTCATCGGCGTTCCCGCAATTTCCGCCGCTATCGCTGGCATCTGGATGATTTGGGGGTGAGCCCCGTGAACCTTGAAGGAGGAAGATAACATGGATCGCTTTCACGTGATTGACGACGCCGCTGTGATCATTCGCAGCAAGGGCGGGGTGTACAAGCAGGCCAAGGTCTATCGCCGTGGCAGCGACCTCTATGCCGCCCATGCCGGCGGCTTCATCAGGCTCATGGGTGGCAGGGGCACCTCTCACCCGAGTGTATCCTGGGATGAGATCGAGGCTGGCGATGAGGTCACGGTTGATAAGCTCGGGCGCCTGACATTCCGCCAGAAACTCGCGATTGCATCATGAGGGGCTCCGTCAATGCGGCCGATCTCGCTGCGGCGATCAAGACCGCTCAGTCCATCATCTTCGCCGGCACGAAGAATGAAGCGCTGCGGCATGTCCGACTGAAGGCGATGGCCAGCACCATCGAGGTCGAGGCGACGAACATGGATCAGCATATGCAAGTGCGAGTTCCGGCCGATGTGGGCGGGCCGCCCGTCATCGTTGATCCCACTCGACTTCTGATGGCGCTTCAGCCGATCTCGGGCGATGTGACCATATCGTGCACCGAAGGACATATGAGCGTGTCGGGGAAGGGCGCGCGCTCGCGTCTGGCGCTTCTGCCGGCCACCTCATGGCAGGGCGTCGAGGTGCCAGCGGCCGAAGCTAGCTTCGACGTGAAGCCCGAAAGCCTGCTCAGCGCCCTCAATGCCGTTCTGCCGGCCGCGTCCACGGATGGCTCTGTCTATTATCTGGCTGGCGTTCATCTGAGATGGGACGGCCCCGACTTCATCGCGGAGGCCTGCGACCGCTTCGTCGTCCTGGGGAAGGAGATTGAGGCGAGAAAGCCGGCCGCGTGGCCGGGCTCAGTCATCGTGCCCCGGGAATTCATCCTTGCCGCTGGCAAGCTGCTGGCGAGCGACAGCGCCACGCTATCGGTTACCGAGAATAGGATCGTCCTCGCGACCCCGGCGGGCGTCCTGGCCTCCAAACTCATCGCCGCGACATATCCCGAGCTGGATCGCGTATGGGACAAGAAATCGGCGCCAGTCCTCCGGGCTGACCGCAAATCGCTGGTCGCGGTCGTCAAGCTCGCCCACCAGTTCAGCGAATCTGACGGCGAGAAGCTTCGTTCTCTCGTGATCCATGAAGGCGAAGTCATCGCCATGGGGGCGAATGGCGAGAAATTCCAGGCCGCTTTTGAGTGCGAATACATCAAGGCGCAGGACTATTCGTTTCAGCCCAAGCTCCTGTTGACGGCACTATCGGCGCTCACAAGCGAAACGGTCGAGCTTACGGACGGCGGGCAGCAGCCGGATACCGTGGTCATGCATGGCGACGGCATCAGGACGTGCGCCGTGAGGCAGAGAAGCCTGCCGCCTTGGTGGCGTCGTGAGCAGGCGGCCCAGAAAGCCGAGGCCGCATGAAGACCGTCATCCGTCTCCAGCACGTTCCGCCCTCAACGAACAATCTGTTCGTGAATGTGCGCGGCAAGGGCCGAGTAAAATCCGAGCGATATCGGACGTGGCTACAGGCCGCTGGCTGGGATCTGGCGCGCTTCAACCATAACCAGCGCTGGAATGAGCCTGTCTATCTCACCATCGCCATCGGCAACCTTCGCGCCAACGCGGACGTGAGCAATCGCGTCAAGGCTATTGAGGACTTGCTGGTCGTCCACAAGATCATCCCCGGCGATTCCATCCAATGGGTGAAGGGCGTCAACGTCTATCTCGCTCAAGAGCCCTTCGACGGCGTCGAGATCGCCATTACGCCGGCCACGCCTGAGCAGATGCAGAGGAGGGCGGCTTGATCGACTGGAACCAAGCCCGCCAGTTCTGGCGTGACGGTCTCGATACCTACGACATAGCCAAGTTTTTCGGCGTCCCGGAGAGCGACATTTACAACGGTCTCAACCGAAGGAGTACTGCGTATGCTGTATCAAGCGCTGCCAGTCAGGGAATGCAGGAGCGGGGCGGAAGTCAGGCAGACGTATCGGGAGGCGCGGCGCCGATTGACCGCCGCAGGCCACTGCGCATCGTCGCCACCGGCCGTCCCTGAAGCTCGCATGTCCGGCGTGGCTACGGGCAGCATGTGGCTCGGCATCGATCCCGCAGCGCTTCCGCCGCAACACATACGCGGCTCCGACATTATCCGCGCTGTCCTCAACGCCACCCAGGTCCGGCGCAACGACCTGATGAGTCCGCGCCGAACTCGGAATATCGCTGAGGCGCGCCAGCTCGCCTATTTCTTCATGCATCACTTCACCAGCCTCTCGCTGCCGCAGATCGGCCGAATGGTGGGTGGGAAGGATCACAGCACGGTCATGCACGGCATCAGGCGGGTAACAATGGAGCCCGAAGTGTTCGGAGCCCGCACGGCACTGATTGCGAATGAATTGGGCGTGAAGGTGTGAATTAATGACCCGATGGTATCGAGCATATGAGGGCACGGTGACCGACGCCAAATTGGCGGAGGCCGCTCTTGTCGTCGGCTGTTCGAAGTCGGTGGCAATCGCCACATGGCATGCTCTGCTTGAGAATGCCGCATGCACCAATGACGGCGGTCGAGTGGATACGCCGGCCAGGCGCATTGCCGCGATCCTAAGCGAGCCTGTAGAGACGATCCAGGGCCTATTCGATGCCTTCTGCGAGGCGCTGATGATCGAAGGATCGAGCATCGCCAACTGGAAGAAGCGACAATTCGAGAGCGACAACAGCACGGAACGGTCAGCAAAGAGCCGTGCAGCGGCGAAGGCGAGGGAGGAAGCGGCCAAGCAACAGCAATGCAACGCTGATGCAACGTTGCAAAATCAACCTGAAACGTCCCCCTCTGTCTATGTATCTGTCTCTGATGGTAGGGTTGCTTCAGAAAAGATTACCGACGAGTTCGAAATTTGGTACGCGGCCTATCCGCGACACGTCGGCAGGGGCGCGGCGCTTCGAGCCTACAAAACCGCCAGGACCAAGGTCGAGCCCGACGTACTGCTCCGGGCGGGCACCCTATACGCCAGCAAATGCAAGGGGATGGATCAGAAATTCATCCCTCATGCGGCCACGTGGCTGAACCAGGAACGCTGGCTTGACGAGGACCTGCAGCCTCCCAAGCCACCGCCCGAAAATACCCGCGTCTACGTGAAATACGGCACGGATGCTGGCGACGCCTGGGAGGCGCACTACCGTGCCCTGAACAAGGTCCCGCCCCGAGATCAGCACGGCGGCTGGTGGTTCGACAGCGAAAGCCCGCCTGCGATTGTTCAACGTGGAACATCGGACGCCATCCTTCACCCCGCAACATCAGAGGCCGCATAGATGAAGCGCAGATCATTTTTCGGAGCAATGGCCGCTGCCGGCATAGGCGGCAAGAAGGTCGCAAGCAATGTTCTCGATGAGATCGTGGAGACGTCGTCGCTGGGCGGCTACATCGGGGGCGGCGAGGAGTGCGCACAAGTTGGCGCGTCTATGGATTATATCACGTCGCTGCAAGGGCAAGCGGCAAAAATGGCCGCACTCAAGACGGTAGGAATTCCTGCAGTAGTACGCGACTATTTCCGAGATTGGAATGGCGCGCCAGAGGTAAACGGCGATCCGCAAATTGCCGACGCCATCCGCTCCCTGCTGAATAAGGAGGACAATGCAAATGGGTGAGGAACCGAGGAAGCTTTGGGCCGACGCGGGCCTTTCGTCTCTCATCGCCATCGACAAGGCGCTAGCGCCGATCCTGAAGACACTGGATCAGCGCGCCCACATCGCCGGCCTCAAGGAGGCTCTGGAAATTACCAAGAAAGCGCTCGGAGATGGCTGAGCTTGAGCGCCGGGCCGAACAGGACACCCGAGAGGAAATTGTCTTATCGTCCAATGGACATGGCTCCTCAGAACAGGGGTGCGGACAGGAGAAGGGATGACCGGTCAATCCCGCATCCAACAACTCGAGGATCAGGTAGAGGTGCTGAAAGATGCCCTAGCTGATCGGACCGTGCCGCTGCCTGACGATTGGCCTCTATCTCCCATGGAAGAAACCGTCTTCCGGGTTATGCTCAAGCGGGACGTCGCCCGGTTCGCCGCCATATTTGCTGCGCTCTATTCGGATCGGCCAGACCCGCCCGACGACAAGATCATCCATGTGTTCATCTTCCGCATTCGCCGGAAGCTCAAGCCTTTCGGCGTCGTCGTCACCAGGGTACGCCATGTCGGCTATGCCCTCGATGCTGTGACGCGCGCCCGGTTCAAAGATCAGGAGCAGAAAGCCGCATGATCAGCCAGCCGAAATCCGAGCCCGTCAAGGACGCGGTGAAAGATCATCTGAAGAAGATCGAGCTGCCGCCGCGCAAGCACAAGAGCCTGCCGGCAGGATATGAATGGCTCGCCTTCAGCACACATCCCGGCAAGGAGTGGATGGCTGAGTATCATCTATCCCGCATGGGACGGACGGTCTTCCTGCCAATCGAGATCAAGAAACGGCGCGTCAGTCATCACGCGAAGCGTATGCGGGAGTTCGAGCTGCCATTGCTGACCCGGTGCCTTTTCGTGGGCTTCGAGCCTGGTTTGCCGAAACTCTGGCAGGACATTTGCCACCTATCTTTGATCCAGGGTGTGATTGCAGCATGGGGCGCCGACGGTATGTTGCGCCCGGTATCCATCACTGAGGCGCAGATGTACGTCATGCTTGGTCGTATCGGTGATATGGTGCACACGAATCCGCGCCGTTCGTTCGGCCTGGGCGATCTGGTTAGGATCAAGGACGGTCCGTTCGCCGGGTTCTTTTCGAAGGTGCAGGGCATCAAGAGCCAGAGCGCGCGCCTGGAGCTTCACATTCTCGGCTCATCGCGCGGTGTCGACATTCCCCTGGAGCAGCTGGAAGCGGCGTAGCGTTCAGCGAACAGTCACCAAATCGGCGCTATCAAACTCCCCGGACGACTCCTGATCCTGTAGCCAGCCATTGAGCCGAGGCCGGGGAGCCCGGCCAGCCTGAGTCTGGCGCACGGCGAAGCTCTGTCCGAATTTCAGTTTCAAAGGTGGTTGACCAGGCCTGGTTGGCCTGATCGGTTTCATACGCCGAATAAGCAGAGTTCGATCCTCTGGGCCGCAACCACCCTTTTCCCAGTTTTGGGGAAAACCCCTCTGGCGGCAGCATATGCGGTTGCTGAGCGAAGACCCCGAGCTATCGCATCACTCGGGCCCCGCTTGAAAGCTGGGAGTTGCGTCCCGGCCCGCCAGAATATCGACCCCCGGCGAGGGCAAAAGAACTGTTCCTCGCTGGTACAATTCTTCAGGCGGCTTTCTTGGCGCGCGGCTTTGTCCGCTTCACTGGCTTTGCTGCTGGTCGCAGCACGACGCCCACAGCGCTCATGACCTTGAGCATGGTGTCAAAGCTCGGATTGCCCTTGCCGGACAGCGCCTGATACAGGCCCTCGCGGCTCATGCCGGTGGCCTTGGCCACATTGGGCATGCCCTGAGCCTTGGCGACTACGCCCAGCGCTTTGACGATGACGCGGGTGTCGCCGTCATAGTCCTCAAAGATCGCCTCCAGGAACGTGGCGATTTCCTCCGGGGTGCGGAGATACTTGGCGGCGTCAAAGGGGGAGAGCGCGGCGCCGTCGGGCATTTCGGTGTTTGCTTTGCTCATTTCAGTTGGTCCTTCCAGTAGGAGGCAAATCTCTTCGCCTTCGCAATGTCAGTGGTCTGGGTCGACTTATCACCGCCGAGGAGGATAACGGTATCCTTCAGGACGATGTAGTAGACCCGATAGCCGGGGCCGAAATCGAAGCGCATTTCCATGACCCCTTCGCCGACCGGCTTGGCATCGCCAGCGTGGCCCGTCGCCTCGAACTTGATCAGGCGGGCTGCGATCCGCGCCGAAGCCTTGCGATCCTTCAGGCTGCTAAGCCAGTTGTCGAAAGCTTCGGTGTTGATGTGCTGTGCCATGTGTTTGACTGTAAGCTAAACATTACAGTCTGTCAACTGGATATTACAGACTGGTGCGAATAATCCGTAAGAAAAAATTCCGCAACCTCTTTCCCGCTGTGAAGCGGCATATCCCCTAGATGGAGGGCCCCATGGCCGCCTTTGTAAAAATCAACGACTTCGTCGAGCAACTGGTCAAGGCCAAGCACGACTTCGGCTCACACACCTTCAAGGTGATGCTGACGAATACCGCGCCAAACCCGGCGACGAATACCGTGAAGGCTGACCTCACCGAGATCACCGCGCAAAATGGTTATGTTGCCGGCGGCGCAACCTCGGCAATGTCAGTCTCGGAAACTGGCGGCACGGCCAAGATCACGGCGACTGACGTGACCTTCACAGCGTCGGGCGGCAGCTTTGGCCCATTCCGCTATGTGATCGTCTACAACGACAGCCAGACCTCGCCCGCCGATCCGCTCGTTGGCTACTACGATTATGGCAGCTCGATCACCCTGAACGACGGCGAGTCCTTCACGACCGACTTCGACGGGACAAACGGCTTTATCCAGATCGCGTGAAGGCCCTGAGCAATGGTTCTCGTTAATCGCGCATGGATGATGGTAACCGGTTCGCCTGGCACCGGCACAGTCACGCTCAATGCCGCCCGTACAGGCTACCTGACCTTCGCTGCGGCGGGCGTCACCAATGGCCAGAGCGTCACCTATGAAATACAGGAGAATGGAGTAGGCTGGGAGCTAGGGCGCGGCACCTACACGAGCACGGGCACTACGCTCGCCCGCGACGCGGTTCTAATCACCTCTGCCGGAAATCAGACAAAGCTGAATTTCACCAGCGCTGCGACTGTCTTCATTACCGCAGCGGCTGAAGACCTGATTTGCCAGGGCAAGCACACGATTTGGATACCAGCTGGCGCCATGATCCCGCGCACCACGAACGGTGCAGCTTCTGGCTCCGCCGAGACGACGACGAACAAGGTCATGATCAAGACTTTGAACTTCGATGCCTCGACGGCCGAGTATGCTCAGTTCTCGGTCCAGATGCCTAAAAGCTGGAATGAGGGGACTGTTTCGGCGCGCTTTCTCTGGTCGCACGCGTCGACTACGACGAATTTCGCGGTGATCTGGGGTATCCAGGGACTGGCGCTCTCAAATGATGATGCGATGGACGCCGCTTTTGGTACGGCTCAGACAGTGACCGATACGGGCGGCACGACCAATGATCTCTATCGGTCTGACGAAACTTCAGCAGTGACGATCGGCGGTACGCCAGCCGAGGGCGATATGGTGATATTCCAAGCGTACCGTGATGCAGCGGCTGGCGGCGACACTATGGCGGTTGATGCGCGCCTGCATGGCGTCGAGCTGTTCTATACCATCAATGCGCAGACGGACGCCTAATGCTGCAGGTTCAGCATCTCGTGGGGTTTGGCGCGGCGGCCATTTCTTCGCCGCCATCGTTCACGTTCATAGGGATGTCGCTTTCTAACGCCTCTCTGACGACTTACACGTTCACGGCGGTGGACCTCGGGGCTGACGATCCTGACAGAGTATTCTATATTCCGATCTCAGCCGCTGCCGGCTCGAACCGAAACGTGGTCAGCGTCACAGTGCTCGGAGAATCGGCGACGATCGTTACCAGCAATGCCGCATCGGTCAATTATGCTGGCGTGGCCGCAATCAGGCTGCCATCTGGAAATAGCGGCAACATCATTGTGGAGTTGTCAGGATCGGCTGTGACAGCAGGCATCGGCCTCTACCGCGCCGTCGGTTACTCTGAGGGCGCAACTCATTCGGTAACGACCAATGCGACAGGATCTCAATCGCTGACTACCCCTGTGGGCGGCGTCGCGGTCGCCATTGCCTATTCGGGTAATGCAGCCATCACTTTCACCGGCTTGACGACGGATGATAGCGGCGCCGCTGCCGCCAACAGAAACTATGGCGTCGGCTCCGCTCAATCACTCTCAAGCGGAAGCCTTTCGATTGACGCCACGGGCACCAGTTTTACGGGCCTAAGCGCTGCATCGTTCGCTCCGCTAAGCTGAGGTTCCGCATACATGCTGGGTCTCCATCCAATTGCTGGCGCCCCTCTTGCCGGATGGCCTGAGGCGACGGTCACCCCTGAGCAGGGGGCATTCGCATTCACGGGCCGTCCGGCCAATCTCCTGCGTCACCGGAGGGTAGCTGCGGCGCAGGGCGCCTATTCACTGACGGGTCAAGATGCCGCGTTTCTCAAGGGCATCATACTGTCGGCCGATGACGGCGCGTACGCTCTGACCGGGCAAAACGCGACGCTCAAGGTTGGCTATCGCATCCAGGCTGTGACGGGCCTTTACCAGATCAGCCCGCAAGATGTTCAGCTGTTCAAGGGATTTCAGCTGCTCGCGGAGCAGGCGGCATTCACACTTGCTGGCAATGCCGCCGTCGTAGGCAGGTCGTTCTCGCTGATTGCGCAGTGGCGGGGGTATCAAGTCGTCGGCCAGGCAACCAGTCTTAAGAAGGTAAAACGTGTTCCTGCCGCGACTGGCGGCTTAAATTTGGTAGGGCTCAATGCGGAGTTTTTCCGCGGCAAGGTGCTAATTGCGGATCGTGGGGGCTTCACGCTCAATGGGACGGGCGTTTTCCTCGACCTTCGCACATTCGCCCGTCCGCCGCGCCTCACTGGCGCAGTCGCTCGGGCAGCAGCTCTTCAGTCCTCGATCGCCAAAGTGGTGAGGCTCAGCTAATGCGCAAATACGTTGGCGGGTCCCTGCCATACCAGATCAAGGTCGAAGAGGTCGAAGCCGAGCAAGATCCCGGGCCCGACTTCATCGACACGCCGAACATCGTGTTCAAGTGGTCGATGGAATGGCAGGGGACATGGAGCACGATCGTCCCGACGCGCATCAGCACGGGACACTATCAGGCCGTCGTGACGCCGCCTCGCAGCGGCACGCTCTTCTGGCGCTGGGAGACCAAGGACACTCTCAACACTGTGAAGGAGGGGCACGACATCATCAAGGAAAGCGCCTTTGAAATGGGGCGGTGCTGAATGAGCCAGTTCAAGAAAGGGCAGTCGGGCAACCCCGGCGGCCGGCCAAAATCGAAGCCCTTCACCGACGCGCTGCGCATTGCGGTGCTCGAAGCCGATGGCGACACGACCAAGCTCCGGCGTATTGCCGCGAAGCTGACTGAAATGGCGATCAGCGGCGACATCCAGGCAATCCGGGAAATCTTCGATCGCCTCGAAGGCAAGGCCCATCAAAGCGTGGAACTGAATGACAATCGTTCCGAACTTTCCGACGAAGAGCGCAGCGCGCGCATCATTGAACTCCTTGAGCGCCGTGGCGCAATTGGAGCTGCTGGAGCACCTGGAGAAGGACAGGCTGAGGGCTGCGAGGGACAGCCTGAAGGCATACGCCCGCTTCATTGAGATTCCGGGCGCGCCCCTCAATGACGATGAGGAGAGCGAGCAGTTCTATATGGACCGGGTGACGCCGGCCAAGCATCATGACCTCATCCTGGATGTCTGCCAGGACATGGCGGCCGGCAAGCACAAGCGGGCCATGATCTTCGGCCCGCCTGGCATGGCGAAAAGCACCTATGCCTCGGTGGTATTCCCTACTTGGTTCATGGGGAAGTTCCCGCGGTCGAGCATCATCGGCGCTTCTTACGCCTCTGACCTCGCCAGGAAGTTCGGCCGCAAATGCCGGGCGGTGGTCCGCACCGAAGGTTACGGGCAACTGTTCAACACGGCGCTGCGCGCCGACACCAGCGCGGTAGATGACTGGGCCTTGGATAGCGGGTCCGACTACATGGCCGGCGGCTTTCTTTCGGGCATCACCGGCAACCGTGCCGACGGTGCCGTAATGGACGATCCGCTTCGGGGACGCGCCGACGCTGACAGCAAGACGATACGGGACAAGATCTATTCGACCTACATCGACGACATCCGCACCCGCCTGAAACCTCACGCATGGCAGCTCCTCATGATGACGCGCTGGCACGAGGATGACATGGCCGGGCGCATCCTGCCGGAGGATTATGCAGGTGAAAGCGGCCTCATCCGCTGCCGCGATGGCTTTGACTGGTATGTCGTTTGTTTGCCGGCGGAGGCTGGCGCCAATGACCCGCTCGGACGCAAGCCGGGCGAGATCCTGTGGTCGGACTGGTTTATTGCCGAAGAACTGAAAGTCATCAAGGAGCACAATCCGCGCACCTGGTCATCACTCTACCAGCAGCGGCCGACGCGCGAAGAAGGCAACTTCTTCAAGCGCGAATGGCTGCAGCCCTACAAGAAACTGCCCGAGGGCTGCCGCTTCTATGGCGCTTCGGACTATGCGGTGACGGCCAATGGCGGCGATTACACCGTGCATATGGTCGTCGCTGTCGATCGTGACGGGAACATCTATCTCGTCGACCTGTGGAGGGGCCAGACCGAAAGCGACAAATGGATTGAGGCGCTTCTTGATCTCGTCGCCAAGCACAAGCCGCTCAAATGGGCGGAAGAGCAAGGCCAAATCATTAAGAGTGTCGGTCCGTTCCTCATCAAGCGCTCACGCGAGCGCAAGGTGTTCTTCGCCCGGGAACAATTCGTCTCGGCAACCGACAAACCGAGCCGGGCGCGCTCGATACAGGCCCGCATGTCTATGGGCATGTTCTACGTGCCGGAAAGCACGCCATGGCTGGCGGACTTCATTGCGGAACTCCTCGCCTTCCCAGCCGGCAAGAATGATGACCAGCCCGACACGCTGAGCCTCATCGGCCGATTGCTCGAGGAAATGCAGGGCAGGCTGCAGGAGGCCCCCAGCCCCGAGAAAGACCGCTGGGACCGAGCCTTTGACAAAGCCGAGAGGCAGGAAGCGATTTCATGGAAGACGCGGTAGACATCGAAGGAAAGAAGGGTGAGCCTGCCGGCGCAGAGTTGACCAAGCTTGTCGCTTTCTATGAAGAAGCGGTAGACGAGACCCTTGATGCCAGGAAGCGAAACGAAAGGACACGGGACTACTACGACGGGGTCCAGTACACGGCTGAAGAGGTGGCAGAGCTAAACAAGCGCGGTCAGCCGGCCCTCACCTTCAATCACGTCAAGCGCAAGGTAAATTTCCTTCTCGGCCACGAGCAGGAGCGCCGTACCGATCCTAAGGCCTATCCTCGCAATATGCCGGATGAGGAGGGCGCCCAGGCCGCAACTGATATGCTGCGCTATGTGCAGGATGACCAGGACATGCCTGAAAAGCTGTCCGACGTCTTCGAATACATGATGCTGGAGGGGTTCGGCGGCGTCGAAGTACTCTATGACGTGAATAAGGGATGCGTCGACATCAAGGGATGGGCTTGGGATCGCCTGTTCTACGACCCCTATTCGTCAAAACATGACTTTTCGGACGCCATGTATCTGGGGGGCATCGTCTGGATGGACGTCAGTCGCGCGCAGGCGAAATATTCGGATAAAGTCGACATTATCAATGGCGCGGTCGCGGCCGGGAAGACCGAGTGGGAAACCTCGACCAGCGAAACCTACGACGACAAGCCGCGCAGGACCATGTGGGTCGATTTCAAGAAGCGTCCGCGCATGCTCATCATTCAGATTTATTGGAACGACGAGGGCGTGTGGAAATGGGCGCACTTTTGCAGGGGTGGGTTCTTGAGGGGGCCAATTCCTGTTGCCTTTCTCGATGACGACGGCGTTCCAGAGTGCCCGTTGATCCTTCAGGCCTCGTATGTAGACCGTGACAACGCCCGATATGGCGAAGCAGCGGAGCTTTTGGACCGCCAAGACGAGATTAACAAGAGGCGCAGTAAGATGCTGCACTTGATATCGGTCCAGCAGGTCATGGCCGATGAAGGTGCGGTTGACGATGTCGACAAAGCGCGCATTGAGCTCGCACGCCCTGACGGCTACATCGAGAAACGGCCGGGCCTGGATTTCAAGATCCTTGACACATCTAAGATGCTGCAGGGCCAGGCCGAGCTATTGGCCGAAGCCAAGGCCGAGATGGAAGGCGCCGGCCCCAATGCCGCGCTTATGGGCAAGCAAGGCTCATCTGCCTCCGGTCGCGCCGTGCTGGCGTCTCAGCAGGGTGGCTTGACCGAGCTCGCCCGCGTCTTCGGCCGGTACAAGCACTTCAAGACCCGCGTGTACCGGCAGGTCTGGAATCGGGTGAAGCAATTTGTCACCGCTGAAAAGTGGGTGCGTGTCACCGACGACGAGAAGAATATTAAGTTCGTCGGTTTCAACCGGAGGATGACGGTTGCCGAGGTCATTCTCAAGGAGGCTCAGCAGAAGGGGGCCGGTCCAGAGGATTTGGCGGCGCTCGAAAAAGCCATGATGGAGATCGACCCTGAGCGCGCGCAGTCGGATAGCGGCGAAGTCGCCAACAATGTCGCGACGATGGACATGGACATCATCATTGATGAGGGCCCGGATACGGTTGTTATCCAGCAGGAGCAGTTCGGCGAAATCGTGGATCTTGTCCGTGCGGGCCTGCCTTTTGAGCCGGAGGATATCCTGGCGCTTTCGCAATTGAGGAAGAAGGACGAAGTTATCAAGCGCCTCCGCGAACGCAAGCAGACGCAGCAGCAGGCAGGCGGACCGCCGCCCGAGATCCTGGAAGCCGAGCTTCGGGAGAAGAATGCAGCTGCCTTCGACAGGGAACAGTCTGGCATCTCCAAGCAGATCGACAATGCTGGGAAGGTCGCCACGCTACAGCAATATGGCCCCGCGCCGCCGGCAGATGCGCTGAGGCAGCAGGGGCCGCAGCCGCCGATGGGCGGTCAGTAGTTTCTCACATCGGGATCAGATGAAGGTGACGAGTTGAAGTGGAACCACATGAGCGTCAAACCAAAGAAAGATGGTTGGTGCGCGCTCTACATACCTGAGACCAAGCAGATAACTGCCGCTCTCTGGCAAGATGGCTCATGGTGGAACACTGACGATCTTGTCTGGGATGAAATCGAGGCCTTTGGCCGAATCTATCACTGGGCGCGTATGACGCTGCCGAAGAACTAGTTTTCTCACATTGAGAATAGCCGACGCCGGGCATCATCGGGCGAGTAGGGACGCCGCCTTACGGGCGATTGAAGGATCATCCATGTCTGACGAAGCCGATGCCGCGGTAAAGCCGCTTTCTGAAATCTTTGGTGTGAAGCCAGACTCCGCTAAGGCGCCCGAGCCGGCCAAGGTCGAAGACCTCAAGCCTGTCGAGCAGCCGGCCGGAGAAGGTAAGGGCGAAAAAGCCGGGGAGACGCCAGCCCCGAAGGCCGAAGAAAAGAAAGAGGAGCCCGCACCGGTAAAGAAGGATGACCCTATTACGGCGATGCGCAAAGCGCTGAAGGCAACGCAACGCGAGCTGCAGGCCCTGAGAAATCAGAACCAGCAGCCCAAGGAGCAGAGCCAGGCGCCAGACCCGATCGTCGATGCCGCGGGTTTCTCCAAGCATATCAGTGACCAAGTCGGTGAACGGCTTTGGCAGGAAAGGCTTGCGGATGCCCAGGAGGATTTGAGCGAGAAACTAGGCGATGCCTATGAAGAAACGCTCGAAACCTTCACCGAGATGATGCGGGAACGCCCTCAGCTCTTCCAAGAGTGGCGCGCGTCGCGGAATCCCGGAAAATTCCTGATGAAGGCGGTGGAGGACCATCGCAAGCAACAGGAAATCGGCGACCCAGTCGCCTTTGCCGATCGCATCCGAGCGGAGACCCGCAGGGAGATGTCGGCAGAGATCGACCAGCGGATAGCCGAAGGCATCAAGAAGGCGCTCGGACAGCGTCTCCCCAGCTCGCTGGCTGATGAGCAGACGCAGGGAAGTGGACGGGTTGAGCCCGAACCGCCCCCGCTGAAGCCGAAGTCAATCGGGCAGATCCTCGCAAAGCGAAAGTAGAAACAGCTTTGGCCCGCCGTGATGGCGCGCCCGGCCCTTAGATGGAACTTTTATCATGGCTAACACTACGACTGCCTCCGGTCTCACCGTTAAGCAGTGGGACTCCGACTTCTTCGAAGAATACGTCCAGGAGAACGCGTTTTCGCGTTATATGGGCGAGGACGAAAACAGCATCATCCAGCTCAAGGAAGACCTGAAGAAGAAGAAGGGCGACACGATCACATTCGCCCTGGTCAACAAGCTGAAGAACGCCGCGGTCATCGACAATGCGACCCTGGTCGGCAATGAAGAGCGCATGGACCAGCGCTCGCATGCGCTGACGATCCATCAGCGCCGCAACGCTGTCGTCGTGCCTGCATTCGAGGGCCAGAAATCGGCCATTGACCTCCGTCAGGCCGCCAAGTCGGTCCTCAAGACGTGGTCGATGGAAGACACTCGGAATCTCATCATCGAGTGTCTCGGGGATATCAACGGCGTGCCGTATGCGCTCGCCAATGAGACCCAGAAGGACGCATGGCTCGTCGACAATGCGGACCGCGTAGCTTTCGGCGCCCTTCGCTCGAACAACTCGGGCAACGACCATTCGGCCTCGCTGGCAAACATCGACAATACGGCCGACAAGCTGTCGACCGACGCCCTCTCGATGCTCAAGCGCATGGCGCTGGCGGCCAACCCCAGGGTCAAGCCGATCTTGGTGGAGGGCGGCAAGCGCTTCTATGTCGCGTTCGCCGGCAATCGCACGTTCCGCGACCTCTCCAAGAGCGCTCCGGTCCAGAACGCTCAGCGCGAAACCGTCGTGAAGATGCAGGCCATCAAGCTCTTCGAGGGCGGTGACGTCGAGTGGGATGGTGTGATCGTCCACGAGATCGATGACATTCCGGTCTACGCCGGGGTCGGCGCTGGCGGCATCGATGTGTCGCCGGTCTACCTCTGCGGCGCCCAGGCGCTCGGAATGGGTTGGGCGAAGCGTTGGGAGTCGATCGACGACGAGACCGACTACAAAGACAAGCAGGGTATCGCCATCCGTGGCTGGACCGATACCGATAAGCTGTACTTCGGAACCGGCGCCAACGATACCGCCGATCCCAAGCAGCATGGCGTGGTGACCGGCTATTACGCTGCCGTCGGCGACGCTTAATCATCACGGGCGGGGCAATGACGCTCCGCCCCAATTTTCCATCCCGAAAAAGGACACTCCACAATGGCTACTTTCATTGCAGCCGCTGCCGCTGCTAGCGCGCCGGTCGCTGCCTCTCGCATCGCGGGCCAGCCTGTCACCGTTTACAGTGAGTATGCGATCGGTGCCGCCCTGGCACTGAATGATCTCATTCGCATGGTCAAAATGCCGGCAGGTGCTCGTGTGCTCGGCGTCACGCTCGGCGCTGACGACCTCGATACAGGCGGTTCGCCGGCCATCACTCTCGATGTCGGTGACGACGCTGACCCCGATCGCTATGTCGCCGCTTCGACCATCGGCCAGACCGGCGCCGCGCCTACAGGGGCGATCCTGAAAGCGGGCTTCGGCTACGTCTATTCTGAAGACGACACGATCGACATCCTCGTCAAGGCAGCGCCGGCCACTGGCGCGACGACCGGCACGCTGCGTTTGGCGGCCACCTACGTCACGCCCTAAGGAGAAAAACCAATGGCACGACACAAGAAGAACCCCGACGCACCGGTCCAGGAAGGCGAGCAGGCCGAACCGGCGACCGAGAAGGCTTCTAAGGCCTCAGCGCCCGAATTCGTCTTCGTCGGAGATCAGAACGGCCACGGCCCGCAGGAGCTGCAGCTGTACGGCCTGATCTTCGTGAAGAAGGGGCCTGCTGTTGAGGTCGATGACCCGGCGGCGGCCAAGAAGCTCGCCGCCAACAGCCATTTCAAAGCAGCCTGACCTGAGGCGGGGGAGACCTCGCCTCTCTTTCCTCCCGAGGCGTCGAAATGGCAACAATCGCGAAACTCGAAAAGGCTGTTCTCCAGGATCTGCGCATGCTCGCGGCCGAAGAGACGCCGCCGGCCTATCTCGCGGCGATCGTGCGTGAGCGCTATCTTGATCGCCTGCCGACGCTCACCAAGGACGATTACGCCGACTGGGAGGCCGAAGTCATTCCCGACGAGGCTCTGCCCGGCCTGCGCCTTGTCATCGCTCACGAGTGCGCTCGCCCATTCGGTAAGTCCAGTTCGCTCATCCCGACGCCGCCTTTCCGCTCGCTGGAGGAGGAAGGCCTGCACAAGCTCGCCCTCTATATGCGGATCAAGACAACCTATCGACCGGTGAAGGCCACGTATTTCTGATGGTCGCCCTTCCGCTTCCCATGGGCTCAAATCCGGGCCGGTACGAGGAGATCAACCGGCAACGGCTGATCAACTGCTATTTCGAGCCCGGCGCTACCAAGAAGAACGGCACCATCTTCATGGTGGCTGGCTCGGTACGCTTCGTGCCGGTCTCCGCATCGCAGTTTCGCGGCGGGATCGAGTGCGACGGCATCATTTACGGGGTCTGGGCGGACGGCGCCTATAAGGTCACCTCGGGCGGCCTTACGCAATTCCTGGGCTATGTGACCGGCTCTAAGCGCGTTTGGCTGGCAAAGAACGGCGCCGACATCGGACCTCGCTCGCAGGCGAAGGTTTCGCCCAATTTTACGGTTCAGGAGCAGACGACAGTCCCGCGCAAGCTTGTCCTTCAGGCTGCGACCGGGTTTTTTGGCCTCAGCGGCACGGGGCCGGCTTCGACGGCACAGATCGGTATCGTGACGGACAATGGCGATTATTTCCTGATCGAGCAGGACAAGCTGGAGCAGGTGGGTACGTCCGACCTACCGAAGTTCATCAGCATCTGTGAGATCGACGGGTATTTCATCCTGGTGGCCGCCGACGGAAGGTTTTTCACCACGGCGATCAACAATGGCCGGATAATCAACGGTCTCGACGTCGCCGCTGCTGAGGGCAGCCGGGACAAGAACGTCGCCGGCATCGCTCACCGGCTCGAGCTGTGGATTCTCGGCAAGGAGACCACGGAAATCTGGCGCGATGTCGCCAACCCGGAGGGGTCGCCATTCTCCCGCCTGCCTGGCGCCGTGCTGCCAAAAGGGGCGGGCGCAGCGCAAAGCATAAGGGAAGTGGATAACGGCATTGCCTGGGTGGGCAATGACTTCCTTGTGTATCGGAATGATGGCTATGCGCCGGTCCGTATCAGCATCTTCGCGGTCGAGCATGCTATTCAGAATGACCCGAACCCGCAGGACATCGAGGCAGACGTCTGGACCGAAAACGGCCATACCTTCTACGCCTTGACCGGCACGGATTGGACCTGGGTGCTCGATTTTGCGACCATGCAGTGGCATGAGCGTGTCAGTTATGGGCAAAAGCGCTGGCGCGGCCGGGGCTGCATCCGCGCCTTTGACAAGAACATCGTCGGCTCACGCGATGACGGCGCGCTCTATGAGATGCAGAGCGAGGTCCGCAAGGAGTTCGGCCTGCCGCTGGTCTGCCGGATCAGGGCGCCATCCTTCGACGCCTTCCCCGATCCGATCGCCTATGACGAGATCAACATTCGGATCGTCACCGGCAAGGCCAAGGTGAAGGGCTCGAAGATCGAAACCGATCCGGTGATGACGCTACGGTGGTCGGATGACGCCGCGACCTTCACCGGTACGCGCCAGATCAGCTTGGGCAAGATCGGAGAGAATAGGACGCTTGTCCGCTCGCACATGCTGGGCTCGGGCAATCCAGCCGTCCCGCGCACCTGGGAGTTCGAAGTGAGCGACGATCATGTCGTCGCTATCTCAGCGGTAGACATCAATCCGGAAGCGCGCCCCGATGGCCAGTAACGCTATCGTCGCACCGCGTGGCTCTGCCTTCTTGAGCGAGCGAGGCAACCTGACGCCCGCATGGCATAATTACCTGTCGCAAATCGAGGTTTTGACCAAAGGAATAACGGTCACAGATACCGGAGCTGCACTCGCGCAGATTGCCGATCGCATCGACACTCTTGAGGCGCAAGTGGCAGAGGCAGAAAAGATATTTTCTGAACGCAACTGGGCCTTCGTATCTCGCCCCGCCAGTGAGATAGCTGTGGCCGGCGGTGGACAATTGCTCACGGTCCACCACGATCTGGGGACCAAACACCTGATCGCCCGGGGCTACAACGACGACTTTTCTGGCGGAAACTCTACAACGCACTGGGCGCGCATCATCGACGAGAACACCATAGAGATAATGCTGAGCGGGGGATCTTACGGGGGTAACGGCACGCCTGCCGCGTTGGTTTTGGGCTTCTACGGGTATGAATGACAACATAACCATGCCGCTCTCGCCCGTGGTGGACGCGAGGCTTATGGCACATCCGGAATGGCGCCGGTATCTCGGTGCAACGCGGGAGTCGATCAAGCTGTTGCAGGACCTCATTGAAGCTGGCGGCGGTGCCGAAGGGCTTTCCGAGCGCCTCTCGGCCCTGATGGCCCGCATCAATGCTCTCACGGAACAAGCGGCCAATCAGCACGAACGCCTGGTGGCGTGGCAAGGCACAAATGATGAGGCCGGCACCAAGGTGCAGTTCAATCATGATCTCGGCACCCGCAATCTGTTCTGGTTCATCAGGAGCCCGACATCAGGAGTGATCCTGACGCGATACCGGGAGCTGGAGCAAACCGAATCCTCGGTGCGCCTTCGGGATGATGACTACGACCCCATCCCGGCCGGCATGGACGCAACATTCATCGGAGTGATCAGTGACCGCTACTGATGTCGGCTTGCCCGACAGCCCGGTTGTGGACGGCAGGCGACATCTTACGTCCGAATGGCTTCATGCTCTCGGTGAGATTGAGAAGTTGAACAGCCTGAAGGTGGCGTACGAGAAGATCGCTGACGCGAATGTGCAGGTAATTTGGGATGCTCTTAGCGAGGCGGAAGGGGCATTTGACGCGGTCCTAGCGCGACCCGTTCCGAACAATATCGTTTCCACGGCCTTTCCGTTTGAGAGGGCCCCTCCAGTGACGCAAGGCATTCCGCATGAGCTGGGGACGACTGTCTACATTCCCATGGTCCAGCAGAGCAACATTGTCAGCACCGGTTTCTGGATGATGCCCATCCCTTCGAACGGCTTTACTAACATGCCAACAAAGGACGCAAACATCTGGAATCTCGCGGGCTCCATCGCCAGCTCGCCGGACCAAGTTTGGTTCACATTCGCGATTACAGCTTGAAGGATTGAAGTCATGAGCATCTGGGGCAGCATCACCGGATCTGATGCCATCAAGGACGCCGCCAAGATCCAGGCCAAGGCCACGCGTGAAGCGGTTGCCGCTCAGCGTGAGGCTGGTGACGCGGCGGTGGGCTATTATACGCCCTATCGCGAAGGCGGCCTGTCCGCCTGGGACCGGCTCATGCAGTATGCTGGCGTGAAGGGCGTCGATGCGCAGAAGGCGGCCTTCGACGAGTTCAAGGACTCGCCCGGCGTCGAGTTTTTCAAGGACCGCGGCATTCAGGCAATCGACCGGAGTGCGGCGGCGGCAGGAGGCCTGAAGAGTGGGCGCACGCTGATCGACCTCGATCGTTTCGGCCAAGGCCTCGCCGAGCAGTCTTTTGGCGACCACAAGAACGATCTCCGCTATCTCAGCGACACCGGTTATGGCGCATCTGCCGCCAGCGCAAACGCGCGCTTGGGCACCGCTGCCCGTGTCGGTGATCTGACCATGGACGGTGCACGCACTCAGGCCGAGCTCGCTTATCAGAGGGGCCAGATCGTCCCGAACCTGATTTCGGGCGTCGCTGGCATCGGCGCTGATCTCTTCGGCCGCTGGATCGGCAGTCGGGCCAAGAAGGAAAATCCCTATGCGTCCGATCCGGGATTTGCGGGCTCGAGCTATCGGCCGGTCGGCTCTACTTCCCGCTTTGGCGGTGCGAGGTAACATCACATGGCACTCGATCTTATGGGCGTTTACCAGTCGTTTCGCGGCGGCCAGGAGGCGGCGCGCGAAAATCGGCTGCTCGACATGGCTGAACAGGCACGCCAGGCACAGGGCGCCGCGCTTCAGGGGAACAAGCAGGCGCTTGCTGATCTTGGTGGTCTCGATCCCCAGGCCTATGCCCAGACGAAGGGCACGCTCGATGATCAGAAGCGTCAGTTTGTGCAAGACTTCGCGCGGCAGGCATACGCAGCTCGAACGCCTGAACAATGGAATGCACTGGTCAACCGGTATGAGGCTGACGGTCACGTCTTCGACGACTGGGAGCGCGACCCCGCCAATCGTGAGGCCGTCATTGCTAAGGGCATCGATCTTGGTGACCAATTGGGTCTGGATTTGCGTCGTGAGCAAAGCGCTGCCGAGAGTTCGCGCTGGCAGCAACAGTTTGCTGCCGATCAGAACTGGCGCACGACACAGGCCGACCTTGAGCGCCAGAAGATTGCTGCGGATGAACGCCTAACGGCGCGAAAGGCTGACCCATACAGCGAGCGCGCCGCCGCAGCGGACCAATATGGCCTAAAGCAGGGCACCCCGGAGTACCAAACCTTCGTTCTCACCGGCAATACGCCGCAAGAGCAGCGCTCTACGGCGGCAGATCGCGCAGCCATTCGCGAGGCGGACGATATGGCGTTTGCCTCTCAGAATGCCATTGGGCAGCTCCGGCAGGCCATCGAACTCAATGAGAAGGCAGGCAGCGGCATGTTTGCTGGCGCGCAGGCTGTTGCCGCTCGCAATGATCCGACCGGTTTGATCTTCGACCAGGAGCAGGGCAAGGCAACGACCGAGTTTACCAACCTAGTCCTCAATCAGGCATTGGGCTCGCTCAAGGCCATCTTCGGTGGAAACCCGACCGAAGGCGAACGTGCGATACTGCTCGACTTGCAAGCCTCGGTAGACAAGAGCCCGGCCGAGCGGCGGTCTATTCTCGAACGCGCCATCTCAATGGCAGAACGCAAGATGCAGTACAATCAGGACCGCGCTCGCGAGCTCCGTGGCGGGACCTATTATCAGCCGAAGGAGGAGGCGCCGACGGGTGGCAACGAAACTCCAGCCGGAGCCAAACCTCCCGCGCCCTCTGACACTGCGCAAACCGATCCATTGGGAATCCGCTGATGGCTACAATTGCGGAAATCCGTTCGAAGTACCCTCAGTATCAGGACCTGTCGGACATGGACCTCGCCGGCGCGCTTTATCGCAAATACTATAGCGATATGGACCCGGGCGTCTTTGCTCAGAAGATCGGTCTTGAGGCTCCGGCTCCAAAGAAGTCGGAGCTGCCTGCCGAAACGCCTTATCCTGAGCCGAATGTTGGTCGGAAAGGCTTCATGAAGCCTGATGACCGTTTCAACGCTGATCTCGGAACGACGACACTTCAGGGGTCCTTGCTGAATTTCAGCGATGAAATACTTTCCGGCATCGAGGCGCCCATTGACGCCGCTATTGGCGCTGTTACCGGCAAAGGTCCGACGAACCTTTCTGAAGCCTACGATCAGGCGCTCGCCTACAATCGTGCCAAGCTCGAAGCGACGCGTGAGCAGCGGCCTGGCGCGGCCCTGGCTACCGAAATCGGTGGCGCTCTCATGACTGGTAAAGTGCCGGCGGGCATGGTCGTGAAAGGCGGCAATCTCCTGAGCAAGGCAGGCCGCGGCGCAGCTATTGGCGCAACTTACGGCGGTGTGGCCGGTTTCGGCGCGGGCGAGGGGGCGGATGATCGTCTAGGTGAGGCGTTGTCTGGTGCGCAAGTGGGCGCTCTGGTGGGTGGTGCCGTTCCGCCTGTGCTCGATCGGGCCGGGCGGCTGGTCGTCAACGCCCTGAGCAACCGAAGCACTGCGCAGGCGGCTCAGGACTTCGCGCAAGTTGGAGTTCGGCCAACAGTTGGTGCCGTCACCAACAACCGCGGCGTTCAGCTTCTCGAACAGGGCATTGCGAACACGCCGGGCGGCGCGTCCCCCATGGCGCGCGTGATGACCCGGCAAGCCCAGGACATCGAGGATGCGACCGGACGCCTTGTCCAGCGCATCGGCCAACCGCAAACTGGTCAAGGCGCCGGCGATATCATTCGTGACGCTGCGAGCAAGGCCGCCAAGCGCTTCGAGAGCCGTCAAGAGGAACTGTACGACAGGGCATATAGGGTGATCGGCGGCGATACTCGCATGACCACTCCGAATGTCCAGGCGATGCTCAGTAAGCTGGAGGACGAGAAGATCTATGCCGAGGGAATGCGTGACGAGGTGCTTCTGCCCGTTCTCGCTCGCGTAGGCAGGATCGCCGAGGCTGGCCTTGGTGGTGTTCCGTTTGACGTTGTTCGCAAAACCCGAACCGACATCGGGCGCATGCTGAAGGTCAAGCCGGTTGCGATGACTGATAGCGCCGGCATGGACTATATGCGCCAACTCTATGGAGCGCTGTCGGAAGACATCAAGGCAACAGCCAAGGCTATTGGGCCTCAGGCGGAACATGCCCTTGCCGTCGCTGATCGTTACACTCGCTTCAATCTCACAATGAATCAGCCGCTATGGCAGAAGATGCAGAACCTGGATGCCGGCGAAAAGGCATTCAATGCTGCCCTTAGTGGTTCGAAGGACGGCGGCTCAACGCTCGCGCGCCTTCGCCGGAACTTCACGCCTGATGAGTGGGACACCGTTGCAGCAACCGTCCTCGATCGCATGGGAAATGCGCGACCGGGACAGCGTGGCGTCATCGACCCCGCCCAGGAAATGCTGCCGTCGTTCTCGACGAATTCGTTCCTGACCAATTGGGGCAAATTGGCACCGGAAGCGAAGCAGGCCCTGTTCGGTGGCAAACGGTATGGCGAAGTTCGCCAGTCGCTCGACACGCTCGTCCGCGTGATGTCTCGGGCTCAGGCGGGACAGAAGCTCGGCAACCCGTCTGGAACGGCACGCAATGTCATGACTGGAGGTGCCTTGACACTTGCAGGCCAGCGGCTGTTCTCGGGAGACATGATTGGCGCGGCAGGTGTGCTCGCCGCGTCGCATGTCGCGCCCTACATCACGGCGAAGATGATCACTTCGCCCTTGGTCGTGAGGAGTTTTGCCCGGGTTGCTGCTGCTCGAAATCCTGAGCAAAGCGAGAAGGCCCTGAATATGTTGCTTCTGGCAGTCGAGCGGGATCCTGATCTTCGGGAAGACGCTGCGCAGCTGCGTCAGCGGCTTCTTGGCGCGCCTTCTCCCGAGCGTCCTTCCGGTCTATGGACCATGACCAGAGAAACACAGCCAACAGCACGGGTACAGTGAAATAAAGCCCCCATTTGCCAACGCCCCAAGACGCAACGCCGCCAATGACCAACACAACGCCGAGAATGAAGGCAATTCCCAGCACATAGATGAGTAGGCGGGTCATTCACTTGCCCTGATATAGCCAGCCGTCACCGCCTGACTGATTGTCAGGCACTGCCGGTAGCTCGTGGCAGTTCGGTTTTGCTTCTCGGCCGTGGCGGTGGCATCGCGGTCAAGCGCGCGCTTGGTTGCCAAGCATAGGCTCGCATTCTTATTGACACTAAAATCCATGAAGTAGGTGGAAAGGGTTATATCGCCGACCTCTGGCCAAATCTCAATCAGAACCCAGGTGTCAGCATTGATCTCTGGGTACGGCAATGGACCGAACTTCAGTTCGGCGCCGTAGGCGACAAGGGGAGAGGTCAGCCATCCCCAGGCCACTATTGAAACAGCAATCAGCGTGCCGCGCTTCATGACCGGCCTATATAGGAGATTCCAACGTGACGAGCAAACCGGCCCCGGACCAGCCCGGCAAGGGCATCGAGGAGAGGCGGGTGAAGATGCTGGAGCTGATCGACACCCGTTGCGCTGGCGTCATGGACGCTGGACGGCGCTACCCGGTTGCTTACCCTGATGACGCGCGCCCTGAGGGCAGTCCGTTTGAGCCTCAGGACCTCATCGACAGCTTGCCGCCTATTCGCCCCGGCGCCTCTTCCCGCCATCAGGCGGGTATGGAAAGGATATGTCAGGGGCATCTTTCACGACGTACCCTGGCAATTGTGGGCGACCGTGGCCCTCAACCAAGATGCTGGGTAGTGGATCGTTTAGGAAGTAGTCCGCAATCTGTGACTTCTGATGTCGCAGGCCGTCCAGGCGAATTATTCGCCGTGGCTTTTGCACTCCTTCGTCTTGGAACACTATCCAGTCTGGAACGAGCCATTTCGCGCCTTCGTGCTCGATCGTGTCCATCTTGAAGATTGAGCCGCTGTTGTCCAGCCCGAGCAAGGTTTTACGAATTTTCAAAGCCGTCCTCCCCTGAGGCCCCGGGCCGATCTAATCACATCCAAAAGCCGGGCAATAGCAGGTGCCGCTCGTTGAGAAAGCCTATTTCTGCGTCGCCTGAAGGTATCTCTTGCAGGCGGCAACAAAAGTCAGGAGGACGGTGCCAGCCATTTGGGTTGTTGCAGCGTCTGGCGTCCGGCGAATATGGTCCTTCACCATGTTCAGCGCGGTGCCTGAGTTGATCTCGTTTTCCGAGAAGCATTTGAAGTAGGCGTCAGCCCGAGCCTGATCGGCTGGCCTATCAACAAATGTGACGAGAGATTCGGCAACACCCCACACAAAGCCAGCCCGGAACAGGTCGTTGTGTTGTTCCCACTCTGAAAGGGTCATCGCATGAACCCCGGGGGGCCCGACCAGCAACCCAGCAATTAGGCAGGGGGCGAAGCGGCTCATGCCCCCGTCATATAAGAGATTCTGACGCCATGGGCAAACAGGGGGCCTTTGAGGATATCCCAAAGTGGCCCCTTCGTGGCCTGATGGGCAAAGGAAAAGGGGGCCTTGTACGCTGGCGTACAAGGCCCCCTTTATTGATCGGCGCCAAGATGAGAGGTGGCAGTCTCAGGCCGCAGCCTGGACTTTCCACCCGTGGCCTTGTTCTTCGACAAGGCAGACCTTGTCGATTTCTTGCTGATTGAGCTGGGCTAGGCGATCAACGAGCGCGCGAACGGTTCCGTCACCGCCTAGGTACTCGGAATAAAGGGCGCGAAGGAGCCGATCTGCGGAGCCCGGCATAGGCTTCCTGCGGTTCTTCTCCCATAGACGGAGCGTCTGCTCTGTCGCGCCGACTAGATCCGCTAACTGGCCTTGAGTTAGCTCCATCTCCCGGCGAATGAACCGGAGCGCCTGACCCTCTAACGGAGTGGGTGTCTCAATAAGCCAGCGGCCGATGACCTTGTGTAGGCCCTCGGTATCGTGAATGGATACGCCCTCTCCATAAGGGGTCTGATGAACGGTGAAGCCGTTCTTGAGATAGATGTTGTCGAGTCCGCTCTCTAGATAGTGGTAGCTCATCTGAGCCTCCTCAAAACACTGTAATGATCAGCACGTTGTCCTTCAGATCGACGGCGACCGTGCAGGTCATTTCCTCCCCGGCAGCGTGGCGATAAAAGTTCGCCTGCCAATTTCCGAACTTGTTCTCAAATGGGCCCTCGACAACTGTACCCACCTGACAGCAACGTTCAATTTGGCGGCGGCTGTAGCCACGCTTAACCGCTCTTTTCAGAGCGTGCGACAAGATGATGATCCGGTTTGTATCGGCAGCAATTTCCCGCACGATCCGCCGCATGTTATCGGCAGTCATTGGGAATTGCTTGATTTTGGCGGTGTCACCATCAGCCATGGACCTATAATTATTATAGGTCTTATGGTTTGTCAATGAATATTCCTGATTTTCGTAAGAAAATGCTGGTGTTTCAATAGTTTAATGTTTCTGCCAATGGTGTGGGTGGTCGTTTTGCGCTTAATTCGCGTCCGGCTTGGCATGTCAAGGCGAGGCAGGCGAGGTTTGTTATGTCTAGGTCTGGCAAGTCGGGGCGTGTCGCCGTTCGACAACAGGAGAGGGCTCTGGCCCTCCCATTATTCCGCTTGGGCGAGCATCCAGCGTAGACGGGTCATTCGAGCGTCCAGAGGGGGCGATGGCTCATCCCCGGCCATATAAGGGAGTTTGAACCTAGGGGCAAATGGAGGGCGAAAACCCCAGGGAAGCCATTGAAATCTAACGTGACTTTCCCTCTTAGTGTGCGCCTTTACGGGTCTTTCCTGCCCCTGACGAAAGCACTCTATGCTCGCCTGGTATTGCGAGAAGAATTGTAAACCCCATATGGTGACGGTTATTGCATTGGGCTCCCGTATAGGGCAGGTTTCCGTCCGACTCGGGGTGAGAAGTGAACAGTCATGGGTAATTGGGATGCTTTGAGCATCCAGCTGGTCTGGTTTGCTGCAGATGCGCGGCATACAGACGCCGCAGCGCTGTACACGTCAATCTTTGGCGCAGATCCAGATAACTTTCAGAAAAACAAAACGCCAACACCAGGGGCGCCACAACTATCGATAGCTGCTGGCGTCGTCGATGATTTTGCCTATCAGCTGATGGTTCAGGCGGGTCGAGTGGATCTAATGGCGCAGCGACATCAGGGGGAGGGTGTCGAGGGGCCAGTGCCAATTGCCGGGACTGACAAGGTGATCACCGAACTGTCACGGCGCGCAGCAGTAATAGGTGAGGGGCTCCGTGGAGTGACTCGGCTCGCCCTGGTGACAACGCTTATCGCTCCCGCTGCGAACCATTTAGAGGCTAACGAGAAGGTGGCTGAGCAAATTGGAGTTAAGCTGCCGCGCCATGATGTCACGGACCTAATGTTCCAGCTCAATCTGCGCAAGCCGATTGTCGGGTTTACCGATACCGCAATGAATCGGCTCGTAAAGTTCGGAGTGGCTGGCTTTCAGTCAATAACCGTGGAGATCGGACCGCAGGCGGTGGTAACACCGCACACTGTCCAAAATTACGCCGCAAGTTTGTCAATTGACACAAATACGGTTCCACGTCTGACACCGTTCTCTAGCGAAGAGCAGAAGATGATCTGGTCTTCATTGGCCGCGGAGACCAACAAGCTTCGCGCCGATGGTTCCCTTGGAGGCCTGTGGAATGCGTAATTCTGCAAATTCTAGCGCCAACCGCGCCTATCTCGTGGTCGTCCATGGTCCCCGCGACGGACTTAGCGCGTCTGTTCACGATAGGAGAGACGAGGATCTGGCGTCCTCGGCGCGCGCGCCGAGGACGCAGAGCCAGATTCCCTCCTACTTCCTCCCGATGGTAGACTTTAGTCATGGCGACGCTGACTCAAACGGGCTGACGGTTTCAAATGAGGCGGCAGTGTTTTCAGCACTTTATTCGGCGATCGATGGCATGAAGTCGTTGCCGACAGGCTTCAGTGACGCTGTAGACGACGAAACCGCATTCGACGCCGAGCGAGTCCTAGGCTTCATTGAGGCTTCGGGAGTGCCAGCTCCGAAGATATTCTCCCACGGCGGCGACGCCGTTGTCTTCACTTGGGATTTTGATCCAATCAATCGGTACTTGACCATAAGCGGTGGAGATGCCGCTTTCTTGGACGTGAACAAGGACAGTTTCATTCAGTGTCCCTACGAGATCGTTCCGCTGGATAGTCCAGATGCGTCATCATTGTTACGACTTCTAGGCAACGCTAAAGTCGTAAAGAATGCTGACAAACGATGAGACTGTGATTCGTTGCGCGCTTTTCCCCCGGATGGTTGCATCTGGGGTTATCGCTGCTGAGCGGGCAATATCAGATTTCCATAAAGAGAAAAGTCCCGAGGGCGACGACATATTGACCATTTCGGTTGGCCGAAATGACAGCCTGCCTACTGTGGCTGAGAAGCATGATTTCGGATGTCGGACTGCGGTAAAGGCAAATGAGGGGATGGAGCAGAGGAAAGGCGCCCCGCTAGCTCGGCCAGATGAGACAGTGCATTACAGAGGGTGCTTTAGCTTAAGCGTCGCCCATATCCAGGCCGCCCCGCGCAGACATTTTGAAATATGGGTGGAGCCTCATCCGATCGATGGACTCGATGAACACTGTAACGTTGTGATGAAGCGCAACAATGGACAGGCCACAAAATCGCAACTGAGTGCCGAGAGGACCAGTATCCTTGTGCACTTGCGGCTCGGCTTATACAGCCCGATGGAGCACATTTGCGATTGCGACGCCGATCTAATTGACCTCATCGGCGCAATCAGACTGGTGGCTGCTCCCGAGCGTCTTAAGTCTTTAGGCGCGGCCTCGTAGGGTGCCCCCCCCGATGTTTTGCGCTGAGGTTTCGCCTAAGCCAAAAAGGGCGCTGATGAAACTCACTCGCTCGGTACAACGTAGTATTCATCACCGGAGTAGGGATTGCCGGCCCCGTAGGGATTGTTGAGGCTGTCTGGCGAATACTGACTGCCATATTGGCCATAGGGATTGGAGATCGAATCCGGGTCGTAAGGATTCGAACTCAGGCGACCATGATAGCTGCCATCGCTCCCGTAAACCTTGGGTGCGTCGGTAGCATAGGGATTGGTCCAAGACTTGTTGCTGTATTGGCTGCCATATTCGCTGTAGGGGTTCATCAGGCCATCGGACTTGTACGGGCTCCCGGCGCCATACGGATTGTCCAGGCACTCTGGGTCATAGGGGCAGACGGCCATTGCTGGGCCTGTCACCAAGACAAAGAGGCCCAGTGTCAGCAATACTCGTTTCATGGAAGCCCTCGCGACACTATCATGCAGAACTAACACGGCGTATAACGCCAAGGCAAATGCCTCTATTCCTCCTGAGCCTGTCGGCGCCAACGCCAGCGTGGCAGCTGAGAGATAGGCGAGGTTTCGGCGGGCCGCCTATTTCGCGCCAGCAACAGGGAAACTATCGGTTCACCCTCTCAACAGTCGGGCAAGTGACAGCAACGTCAATTTGTGCTGAAATCCCCGAGAATGGGGAGGGCCGACATGCGCGGCGCGTTGATTCGGGCGGGGATTTTATTCTTGGGCGCCACGGCGGCCTGGGCGGATGATGTGCCGAAAACGGTCAAAATCAAGGGCGATGGGACTGGCGTGCTTCGGATCATCGGAGCCTTCGATGGTATTGAATCTCCAACGTTTATATCATTAAACAGTAAGAGGCCTCTCGATTGTCCGGAATACGGATTCTGGAGCCCGAATGGGAGGGTGTTTTCCAGCTGCGACGGAAAATATGTCTACGAGTCGCAGAGAGTGATCAGGGCGAAAAAGAGAAATCTTGAAGCCATCCTCAAGCTAAGGACACCTCGTCCAGGGCCAGGAGGCCCGGACAAGCCTAAGCCTGCCGGTGGAACAGAGGAGCCTGGTCCTGACAACATTGTTCTGCCGGCGGAGCCAAACCAATGACCGAGGACGACGTACTCAAAGAGCGGTATGACCGCGTTCGCGCCGAAAAGAAAAATATGTCCGGCAAGATCAGCGACATTTGCCGGTTCATTGGCTTCGGACTTCTGGCCGCTTTCTACACGATCTACACTGATGACCAGAGGTTTGGTGCGTTGTTGTCTGATGGGTCGTGGGCAAAATTTCTTTTAATCTCATTTGCCTTTGCGGGGGCGGTCGCGATTTTCTTCGACTACATGCAATATGCGGCCGGATATCGAAGCGTCAAAGATGCGATTGGCGCTGACAACAAAATGTACCGTGATGAATCTTGGGCCTACTGGATCTGGAACAATGCATTTCTCGCCAAGCAGGCGGCCACGCTGATCGGTTGTCTGGCGCTGATTGCGTTCATCTTTACAGTATAGGTGCGCGTCTCACGTGCGGAAGGGGATCAAGGTCATGAGAGGACTGATTGCCGCCTTCGCTATCGTATCCATGAGCTTCTCTGTCTCTGCCGCTGATCCCAATTCATGGCAGGCTCTTAAGGTGACCAGCGCAGAACTCGCCGCGGCAGCCGACTCTCATGTTGAGGCGGCGACCACCTATCCAGTTTCGGAACTCACAATTCCCAATCTGAACACTAAGAAACCTGGCAATGTTGTCGTAACATTCTGGCGAGTTGGCGAGAAACACTATAGGTGCTTCACCTTTTTCGTTGAGTCGATTTGGCAGATTGCCGAGCAATGTGAGGCGCCAGCGAAGAAGTGAGGCTAACTCTCGACGTAGGCGGGGCCTCAGTTCATCGGTAAGGCGCTCGCCACCCGGCGGCGACGGCCTCCGCTTCATTGCAGAACCACCTCTCACCTTTGGCTGGCTCGATGCGGGTCCGGCCATAGTGCTTGGACCATGGCGCATGATAGATCTTCTCGCCCTTGGCGCTGATGTTGCCTTTTATCGGGCAATCCTTCGTAGGGGCGATCTGCGCCGCGGTCTCCCAGCGCCTGGCGCGGTATTCCCAGGGCGGTTGGGTCTTTGACTGCCAGATACCGAGTTTCCTGGCGCGGGGCGCCTCCTCGAGCTGGCTGTAATCTGTCGAGTATTTGACGAAGGCCCACGCCAAACCGGAGGCGACGAGCTTGGCACCGATGTCGGGTTCAGTCTTGGTAGAGCACACGCCAATCAGTCGACCATAAGCGTCCCGGCCTCTTGGATCGCAACTCACCACCTTGCCTTCGGCCATGGCTGCCAGGGCTCTTATGGCAGTTCGCGAGCAATTCCAGGTGCCTTTCGGAAGCTGGCATTTCTGACCCGTCTCGGGCGCGTCGATACCGAAGATGCGAACAACAAAGGGCGTACCATCCATCATGACGCTGATGGTATCGCCATCAATGATAGTGGCCCGCCCCGAGGCAGCGGCGGCATGGGCGCCACCTGCCGACAGGCATAAGCCGACGGCAAGTGCGATCGAGCAACAGAAACGAATGAACATATCGGTAATTATGCTGCAATGGTCCTTGAAAGCAAATATTTGCGCACATGGGTGGGGACCCCGCGAAAAATGGCCCCTCATCGATACCTCTTGAGGGGCCGCGTCGCGTCAAAACCCAGAGAAGTTGTCGCTGATTATTCAGAGAGCCAAGTCAAGCTCGCCGCGAAGCTTATTCCGGGAGCCCGAGGAGCCGCCCCCTGAAGGGTAGCGCTCTTGTCGGTATAGGCGCCCACCAGATCAATCAAGACGTTGTCAATTCCGAATACCGACGGGATCCCGGCCGTCCGATCATGCCGGCCGGTCTGGACTTGGGCAGAAAAGGAGCCCTTATCCAGTTGATACTGCCCAACATAGTATAGAGCCCCGTCGCCGCCGTGGATTTTGCCGTCTTGCAAATAAACAACGCCAGCGCCATTGCCCAGTTGAGTCTGGAAGCGCACTTGGTAGAGGCCATTTTTCATTCGATTATTCTCCGTGTTGCACCTGCCACCCACCGAGGCAGATAGGTGGGGCTAAACCTGATAACAAGAGGCGGACAACCGCCAGCACGGCCTTCGGGTTAACTTGATGATGGCCGAGCGTTAGTCCAAGAAATGGACTTGTTCTGAGAGAGTTTTGCAACGCCCGCCGTGATGGCGCGCCAAGCCCAATGAAGGAGTTTGCTCAATGACGGCCATCTTCATCCCGCCCAGGATCAGGGTCACTGACTTTCAAGGCATGCCGGTCAAAGGCGCGCTGGTCACCTTCTATGAGGCCGGAACCACGACACTGAAGGCGATCTATCGGGACCCAGGCCTGTCGCTGCCGCACACCAACCCAGTCGTGGCCGATGCTGGCGGCCTCCTGCCGGTGATCTACCTCACGGGCTCCTATAAGATCCGCGCGACGGATGCGGCCGGTGTCCTCCTCTTCCCGGAGGTCGATAATCTCGATACTCCGCTGACCAGCTCGGGCGGTGTGCTGGGCGTGGCCCAGGGCGGCACCGGAGGCGCAACACCGGAGCTTGCCCGTTTCTACCTGGGCGCCGCCGCTCAGGCCACGCTTGACGCTCTTGGCTCGACGGTCGGCGCCATTCTATCGACCATCAATAGCTATCCTGCCTTCGGGGCGCTGGCCGGCAAGAGCAAGGTGGCACCTGACGACTTCGCATCTAACAGCTTTGCGCCTGTCTGCATTCAGCGCCAGATCACGCTCAACTCGGTTCGCAGTTCGCTGAACGGCATCATCCCGGTCGACAACACCGCACCGCTCAGGAGCGAGGGCGACACGATCTTTTCGGTGAACTTCACCCCGAAGCGTTCCGATACGGTCATACGGGCGAGGGTGGTTGCACACCTCGCGGGCGCCTCCCGAATTGGCGCCATAGCGCTGTTCAACTCCATCGGGGCAAACGACCCTGCGATTGCAGCCATAGCTTGTTACATGGATGGCGCCGCGATGACCAATCCGGTTTACCTGGAACATGAGTTTCCGAGCCCCGGCACTAGCCAAATCACAGTCCAGGTGAACACAGGCGCCAATGCTGCCTACTTTCTGAACGGCTCCGGCACTTCTGGCTTGTTCAACGGTACGATGGCGTCCCGTCTCATCCTCGAAGAATACCGGGCGGTGTGATGATGTTCGACAATCTCCAATGGCGCGACATCCTCCAGCACTCTGCCGGCGGAATAGCTATGGGCTTCATGGCTTATCTGTTCTGGTGGCCTTTGTTACTGCTCAATGCGGCGTTCTGGATCGGCCGCGAAGCATATCAGCGGATCGATCAGGGCCAGTCCATGTCCCGCATGCTCATGTCCAACCAGGTCGCGCTTGAATGGGGAGCGCCGTCGATCCTCGCCCCTCTCGTCTATCTCCTTCTCGCATGGGGGGCATAACGATGACCAAGGCCGAAGACCGCGAATGGCACCTGGACAAAAAAGTACCCATAGCCCTGATCGTGACAATCGCCCTGACCTTCGGTGGCCAGGCCATCACCTTCACGATCTGGGCAACTCGTCTCGATAACCGCGTCGCCTCGCTTGAGCAGAAGGACAACGACCGCAACCGGCAGGCCGACAAGCTGAATGAAATCGCGGTCAATATCGCCACGCTCACCGCCAGGGCGGAGTCGACCAATCAACAGCTTTCAGATGTTAAGCGCAACGTTGAGAGCCTGACGCAGCAAGTGCTGCAAGAGAAAACCCGGCGCTAAACTCCACAAGGACGGCCCTATGTTGAAATCACCCTACTTCATTGTGGGCGTGGCCATTGGCGCGCTCGCCGTAATACTCTTGCTCATCGCGCCCAAGTCGTTCGCTCAGGTCGTTCCATGCGGCCCGGAGAAACAGGTCACCAGCGCTCTGACCAACATCGGCGAAAAGCTGTTTGCCGATGGAACGGCCAAGAGCCCGAATGGAAGCGTGTCAGTGCGGCTGTTCGTCCATCCGACGAAGCGGTCATGGACGCTGCTCATTCTGCCTGAGCCGGGCAAGGCCTGCATTGGCGCGGTAGGGGAGGGCTTTGAGCCTGCCCGCCTGCCGGGGAGCGACGCATGAGTGAGCCCCAAGAGGAATGGCGCCGGATCGCCGCGTTCCCCAACTATGTCATATCGAACCAGGGGAGGGTGAGGCGGGACAGAAGCTCGCCGCGGCATCCAGTGAGCGGACAGCATCTTAGGCCGCGCGCAGGAAAGAAGGGGCATCTCTACGTGAATCTTGGCGGGACTGGCGCGCCAAAGTCTTGTTACGTGCACCGGCTAGTCGCCACAGCTTTCATCGGGCCGCCCCCGTCCCCCAAGCATCAAGTCGCCCACTGGGACGGCGACACCTCCAACAATACGGTCGGCAATCTGCGTTGGGCGACCAACAAAGAAAACTCCCAGGACAGCATTAGGCTTGGCCGAAACCGTCGGCCGCGAGGAGTTGCGGCAGCCAGAGCAAAGCTGACGATCGAGCAAGTCAGGCTGATCCGCGCCGACCACAGCATCACGTGCCGGGAGTGGGGCAGACGCCTGAACGTCAGTCACAACATCGTTTCGGCCGCTCGTCGCGGGCTCACCTACTGAGGACTAAACATGATCCGCAAATCAACGGAATTTCTGGTGATTCATTGTTCGGCAAGCCCGCCAAATGTCGACGTGGGCGTTGCCGAGATTCGGCAATGGCATCTCAAGCGCGGCTTCAGCGACATCGGCTATCACTTCGTCATCCGCCGCGATGGCCGGGTGGAGATCGGCCGGCCCGAGAACCTTGTCGGCTCCCATGTCCGGGGCCACAACTCGAATAGCCTGGGCATCTGCCTGGTGGGCGGCACGGACGCGCGCCAGCGGCCGGAGAACAACTTCACCGCGGAACAATGGGCCTCGCTCCAGACCCTTCTGATGCGCCTCACCCAGAAGTACCCCAATGCCAAGATCCTGGGCCACCGGGACTTCCCGCAGGTCGCCAAGGCCTGTCCATGCTTCGACGCCATCAAGTGGGCCCAGGGCCTCGGTTTGCCCGCAGCGAAGCGCATGCGGCCCGCTATGGCGTCTCTGGCAGGCTTCGAAGCGGCGCCCGAGATCGAGGACGGCGACGAGGCGGACATGGGGGAGGGCAATGCTCCGGGATTTCCGGATAGCTCGCCAGCTCCTACCGGTCCTGGCAAATGGGCAACAGCGCTATTTGGCGGCGGCGGCCTGGGCTTGTTCGGCGGCTATGGCTACGGCCTGCCACCAATCGTTCTGCTGGTCGTGGCGGGCCTCACCGCTGTCGGCGTTGTCGGTTTCCTGATCGCCATCGGCCGCGAGCGCCGGGAAAAGCTCTGGGACAAGATGGTGGGAGGACTCATCGGATGAGCCTCCTCGCCCGCTTCCTCGGCTTCGGTGTGCCTTCTTGGCTCGTCTATGTGCTGGCGATCAGCGCCGTGATCGGCGCTGTCTACGGCAAGGGATACCTGGACGCCAAGCATGCGGCCGAACTCGCCAACAAGGACGCCATCATAGCCGACGTCCGCGCCAAGCTCGAGGCCAATGACGAAATCCGCCGGCAGGCTGAAGCCGACGCCGCCCGCGCTGAAGCTGAAGCCGAAAAACAGAAGGAACTGCTCGATGAACTGCGGAAAGCTCCGCCTTCCTGCAATCTTACTGACGCTCATGTTGACGGCGTGCGCCGGATTGACGGTGCGCCCTGACGGCCCAAAAGTGCCTTTGCCAGACCCGCCCGCGCGCCTCCAGACAAAATGCGACCGTCCTGCCGTCACTGTGGGCCAGGACGCAGTCCAGGCGCTCTATGCGACCCGTAGCGCCCTCAAGACCTGCGAGGGCAAGCGCGCTGGTTGGAACAAGTTCTACCGCGATGTAAGGGCGAAGCGATGAAAGTCGCTGGCAACCGGCGCCATCCCTTCCGGGTAGGCGCGCCCCTCAACGCATGAGGGGCGTCCAACCGGGTTGCCAGCCCACTCAATCTAACACCGGCCCGCTCCTTGGGAAACCAGGGAGCGGGCCTTTTGCGTTTCAGTCCCCGCGCTGTCCGCGCGCCACGATCTGAATGTCGTTGTCCGCCAACGGCTTCTGCATGGCCTTGGCCTCGCTCCAGGGAAGCGTGAGCCAGGAGTGCCATTCCTCGGGATCTTTGAGAATGACAGGCATCGACTTGTGGTGGATCGGCTTCACGATGCCGTTCGGTTTCGTGGTCAGAAATGTATAGAGGAGGTGGTCGCCTTCGATCGGCTCTTTCTTCGTGCCTCGCGTGCCTGTCCATTGCGTCCAGAAGCCCGCGAACATGAAGGGCGAGCGGTTGCTATTGAGCGCAAACCACACCGGCTCTTTCTTGCCCGTCTCCGGGTTCGGCTGCGGCGACCATTCGGCAAAGCTCGTCGCCGGCACCAAGCACCGGCTTTCGATGCCAAGATAGTCCCGCCAGAACGGCGCCCCGAGATTGCGGGCATTGGTGACCTTGTCGCGCTCGTCTGGCGGCGGTTCGAAGCCCCATCTCATCATCACGATTTCAAGCTTGCTGGTGGCTGGCGATCGGCGGATGACCGGCGCCACGCGGTCCGGGTGGATACTGGTGTAATTGATGTCGACGTCAGGCGGGGCCTGGGCACCAGAGAACATGGCGAGCTGCTGCATGTTGCCTCGAATATTGTAGGTATTGCACATCATCTCCTCACGAGTGGCGTCCGGGGCCACCAATCATCGCTGTAATCCCCGGTCCTGAAAAGGACCTCTGCGCCTGACGTACCGCGGCAACCTCGGTTCTTGCATTTCGCGGCCTTCGCGATCTGCTTCATGGTCGTTTCTGCTGGAAACTTCTTGAGCAGGACCTTTGCGTCCATCAGGCGCTTATGGCCGCAACCGAGACACTCCAGCACCATGTTGAGATTGAGCATGTCGACCTGAGCAAGCGTGACCTCGTCACGGGCGCTGCTCACGCCAAAGGGGCGACCGGCCATGGCTCACTCTGGTTTCTGCCTGATCACGCCCGTCGCCACCGGGCGCCAGAAATATTCAGGATCGCCGGTCAGTTGCTCGCCAAGCTTGTCGATTGATTTGGTGAGGGTGGCGCACATCGGCCGCACTTCCGAGCCGAAGTCCTGCGCATGCGCATATTTCAGCGTCCACAGGCGTGCCTCAAGCAACGCATTGAGCAATAAGGGCTTTTCTTCGGTGCCAAAAGATGATCTCCGGGCGCGCGTCATGTCACACACTCCAAACTCACTACGAGAACACAATGAGAACAGAGCGGGCCGGGAGTCAAGTCCCTATCGGGTGAAGGCCTCTACCCTCACGGTGACGGAACCCACGGTCACCGTCTTGCTCGGCGCATCCCATGCCTGTTGGGCGAGGGCTTCGAGGCGCTTTCGTGCTGGCAGCTTCGGAGCGGTTACGGTCACCTTCACGGCGCGGTTATAGGGCGTCGCCTTGACCTCCAGCACTTCCTTGAATGTCGCCATCCCCCATCCTGCCACTGGAGGTGGGGAGAGGGCTAGGGGCGGTTCGCCAGATCAAGGAGAACGTCAGCATGGCAAGGCTGATCGAGCGGGCACCAACAGGCGAGGTTCTTGCCGCGGAGCTTCACGAGGACATCAACCGAGGCATCGTTGACCAACAACACACCCAAGAGTGCGCGCCGAAACAGTGCTACGGCCTGAGCGGCGTCTTTTACCTCGCCGCAGTGATACTGAGAGAAGCCGAGGCCGGGGCGCTCCCCAATGACAAACGGATTCCCGTAGGGGCCGGGCCGCGTGACCTTCACCGTGTTCGGCGGCATGCGCCAACCCTTCTTGCGTGAAAGCTGGATGCGGTGCGGCTTTTCCATATCCTCTCCTCCAATCAAGACATTTCAGGCGGGGCTGGAAGGGGTTGCCAGTGGGTGGCTGGCCAGTGCCGGTTGTTAAATTTCCCGAAGCCAGTGAAGCCCGCGCCGATGCCCGCACTGCGGTACCAGTCCACAGCTATGCGGCCCTCATGCAGATGGCCCTCCTTGCCAGTGAAGCGACCCACGAGAATTTTCGTCCCATCCTTCGGCGCCGTCTCAATCGGTTGCCACTCGCTCATCATCTCTCTCCATCCTTCGGGGTGGCGTGGGATTCGAGAAGCGCCTTTTTCAGAGCCGGCCGGTGCTTCCGCATGATTTTGTTGACCGCGCGCTCCGCCTCTTTGCGAGGCTCGGCACGAGGCTTGAACACGCCGGCCTCGCGCAGAACGTCGAGCTTGCGTCGGTAGGCGCTTGCCGCCCTGTCGAGCGATACTCCCAGCGCGTCGAGCAGCCTGACCACGGTGAAGAACCCAGGGTCTTTGACCTTGCCGGTCTCTATCTGCGAGATCAGCGGATTGGAAACGCCGCTAGCTCGCTCCAAATCCCGTAACGTCCAGCCCTTGCATTCGCGGGCGACTGCGATCAGCTCACCAAGCCTCATCAGTCCATCTCCTTCGGGGTGGCGTCGTGCATGGCGCGGATCAATCGCCTTCTCGACTTGGGTCATAAAGCGGGCATGTTTTCTTGTGGTCCACGGCCTGCGGACAGTGAGGCCAGAAGCATTCGCCGTCCCTGCCGGCCTGGCAGTGCGGGTGATCTGCTGGCGGCCATTTGATCGGCTCGGGTGTCGCCTCTCTCGGCATCATCTTCGCGCCGTCGAGGCGAGCGCGGGCCTGTTCGTATTTGACGATAGCAGCCCGAGCAAGCAGGCTATAGTTGTCACGCTCATCCTTTGGCAGCGCGTCCCAATCGACCACGCGCTCATGGACAAGTGTGCATATTGCCTTCGCCGCCTCCTCAATAGCCTGCTCTCTGGGGGAGGTCATGGGCGCTTGGCCTTTCGCAGAAGCTTGCCTTCGATGTGGCTGGCAACCGTCGCCTGACATTCAAGCGCCTCATACGCGTCGTATTCTTCCCGGCGGTGATGCTTCTCCGCGATGCGCATGATCTGACCGCCGCACTTGCCGGCAATCGCAGCGGCTTCCTTGAAGGCTTCACGGCGCGCCTGTCGGATCAAATCGCCTGTCGTCGTGCTCATCTGTGGGGTGAGGGCGGTACGGGCGCGATCTCGGGCGTCACCGATTATTTCGATCACCCATTTCAAAACCAACGGGTTGCCCTGGAGCTTCTCCTGAGCGGCACACAGGGCGTCGTCCAGGTCTTTCACCAGATCCACAAGCCTCCCCTTCTCTGCGGAGAGGGATTCGAGGAGGGTGGCGACGGCGCGCAGTTCTTCCGCGCCAGGACCGGCCTGCGATGATGTCGCGTCATTGTCGATGGATTGCGCGCCGCGTCTCAGCATCTCCACCACTCCCGCCACATCCGGGGATGGGGGAGTGGTTATGGGAGCCGCGAATAGGCGAGCCTGAAGCGCAACAGCCATGCGGCGGGTCCATATCCTGTCACCTCGGTCACTCAGTTCTGCCGGCTCCGTGCTCAGAATGATCTGCTCGACTTCGTCGACAGTCAGCGCCTCCCCACCCGCAGGGGCGGGGGAAGCGAGGGCGGCGAGAACATCCCGGAGATCGGCGGTATGAACGAACATCGTCTTGTGGTTCGGATGAGCAGCAGCCAGATTGGCGGTCAGCCGTCGCAGCGCCTCAGCGGGGTTGTGGGTCATGGGGAGTCTCCAGGGTGAGTGCGGCACGCAGATGTTCCTCGGCAATCTCAAGCTTCAAGGACATGTCCTTCCAGGCTCGGCCGTAGACGCCACGACTGTTTTCAGTGCGGAACGCATCGAGCGCCGCGAGGTATTTTTCTACCGCTGTCCTCATGTCGTTTGCCCCTCTGTAATAGCGGCGAGAAGGGCGGCGGCGCGGCGGAAATCTTCGCTGCCGACAACTGCCTCATAGGCGGGCTCGACATGGAGGCGGCATGAGACGGTGAGATTGTCCTCAGCATGCGGCCACACCAGCGCATGCCTTGCAAACGGCTCCAGCGCCGCCGTGAGTTGCGCCTTCTCAGCGACCACGAACCCGGCCTGATCAAGGATGCGGAGGGCGGCGGCAATTTCCTTCTCCACCGTGAATGCGCACGCTTCGACATACTGGCGCTCCTGATCAGCATTGAGCTTCAGGGCCTTCGCATCGGCGCGCGTCTTCGCCTCCGCAATTGCTTTCAGTTCTTCTGGTTTCATGTCTGGGGCTCCTGATCCAGGGCGCGGGCCTCTCGCACAGAGGCAAGCTCTTTCCAAAGAGCGTCGCGGCGCTCCTCAAGGCGAACGATCTGTGTGTGCTCCTGGCTGTCGTGCAGGCGCTCGCGCGCCCATTTGAGGTCATCGAGGATGTCTGCTTCTGAGCGCAGCGGACGGGTGAGAAGGTCGGTCATGGGCGGAAATCCAAGACGACGTCATCCGCGTAGAGTGGCCGGACGACCTTCCACGAATTGGTGTTGACGATGACGCGCGCGATGTCGTTGATGCGCAAGTTGCTGCGAAGGGTGTCTTCGTCAGGCAGGTTGCGGGCCTCGATTTCCTCGCGGGTCTCGATCTTGCCACCCAGATAGTGCATCGGACCTGTGGCAATTTCCTTGCTGTCAAGGTCTCGCGGCCCCCTGGCACGCGTCGAGAACGAGAAGCCGAAGGGCGTAGCCGCGTGGCGCTCCTTGATCGAACGGGCCATCTCCATCGCCTTCTCGACATCCCAGGACGGAATTGCCTGCGTCGTTTCTTCGTTGAAGAACGTGCCAGGGCTATAGAACGTGACGAAGTGGGCTTCGACTTTTCCATCATTCATTCTCATCTCTGCGCATCCTTTCGTGTTTCGAGATCAGGCCGCGTGAATTCGCGTTGAAAGTGCAGCGCGCTCGACCTCGGTGAGGTCCCAGGCAGCGACGACAAGCCAGAGGTCGCCCTTGCCGATGCGCCGAAGCAGGTAGGGGTCACGCACCGGCACTGGCGTCCATTCGGCCTCCCAGAGGACGTGATAGTTGGCGAGCCCCCGTCTCGGGCGAAGCTTGATAGGGATCAGCGGAAGGGCAGCGCGGGCATTGGTGATGCCAGTGCCCGGAACATTCTTGAAGGAGCCTGATGGGAATTCGATGCTCTTCGAGGCGCTCCGTGACCAACCGTCGGTCGTGAACCGGCAACTCCCGTTACGCCACATTGTGCAGATGGCGGCCTTCTGGTCGGCCCGCGCTATTGCCAGCTTCGGGTGGCCGGTGGCGTCCAGTCCAGCCCGCTTAATGCTCTCCAGAGCCTGGATGATGGTCCGCCCCTGAGCCAGCAGCTGATATGTCCGCTGCAGCTCCCAGTCGATCGGCTCGCTATAGTGCTGGTGCTTTTTGTATTCGCGATAGAGTTCGCGCGCCTCAGCCTTGGTCATCTCAATCTTGGCAACTTCCATGGGAGGTCTCCTTTCGTGTTTCGAACTGGTCGATGTTGACGGGGTGGGGGATGGCGGGGTCGGAGTGCCACCGCTTCACTTCGATGACCTTCGGGCCGTACATGACGCGGGCGCCAGCGCCGCCACAGGCTGGGCACTGGTAGAACTCAGGCTTCCCTTGCATGCAGAACAGCGAGCCGGTGCCACGACACAGGCGGCAGATGAGGTTCTGCACCGCCCTGACCATAGCCCCGCTCATGAGGATGGGAGATTGGGACGTCATGACGGGCGCCTCCACTCGATGAGAGGCGTCGAGTAGGCGAGCATCAGCGGATGGCGAGGCTGGCCATCCTGAGCTGTTCCCCAGCACATCAGCCGGCACCCGACGCGGTCGGCTATGGCGACGACGTCACGCCAGCGGGAGCGGAGGTGTGGTGGCAGCTTTCCGAGCGGGCCCCAGGCTGCGATATGCAGGTCGGCGTCACGCAGTGCCTGCTCGATATGCCGGTCATTGTCGGGGCCGATTGGATCGGCAGCTGTCTTCAGAGCGTTGACGTCCGTGGCCCGGAAGGCGAATTCATTGATCTTGACCAGATGGCGGACGCCAAGGAGCCGGAGGAACCCCATGTCCTTGCGGATCGTGTGGTCGTCCTTCGAGGCATCGGCTGTGGACGGGTTCACGCCGCAAATCACAGCGGTGCCCGCTCCCGAGCCCAGATCGCGGGTCAGGGTGTAGCGCCAGGTCTGGCAATCCGAGATGATGGCCGTGCCGGTCTCGATCATCCCCAT